ATACGGGAAAAAGGATTACAACAGTTGTGCAAAAGAAGAACTTGCAAATTTGCTTTTAGCTATCGCGCCACAAGGAGCAAGCCATGAGTAGCCAACGAGCAGCGTTTGAAGCGTGGTGGAGTAATCGCCTTACGAGTGTGTACGATCCTAAAGCTGCCGCTAATGAGGCATGGCAAGCCTGCTTGCGCCAACCAAGCGCAAAGTGCGATGCCCTGCAAGCCAAGATCGACGCGCTGATGTGGGAATACTGCCCCGAGGAAATGACGGAAGCGCAGATTAGCGAGTGGGCAAGGCATCAGCGGCTTGCCTTCGAGCCGCCACCGGGAGCGGGGAAATGAGCGATCAACTATTACCATGCGCGCATTGCGGATCACCCGCTGCATTCATGCAGGTAGATCGCCGGTTAAGCGTCAATCAAAGAGGAGAATATATCGACTGCACCAACAAAGCTTGCGGGGCAACCAGTGCGCTCATGTTCGCCATAGGCGAGGATGCGAAGCCGTTACTTGCCGAGCGATGGAATCGACGTGCCCTCTCGCAGCAAGTGCTGGATGGCTGGCAACCGATTGAGACTGCGCCGAAAGATGGAACTTCTATCCTATTAGCCCGAAAGAAGAGTATTGCGGACGGGTTTTATTCTAGCACATGTTGGGCTTGGCCCTACATCAATAAAGAGCCTACGCATTGGATGCCACTACCAGCAGCGCCACGAAGGGCAAATAATGGACGCTAAACAATTAGCGCGAATTCGAGAAATAGTTAGGCGCGAAGGGTTAGAAGACCTCGGCATGGAACAGGTTATACAGAATAATAATAGGGAATTGCGCTGGATCGATGCAGAACTTGCCGACAGCCCACCAGGCAAGGTAGCTGCGCTAATAAGTAAGGCAATGTGGAACATGTTTGAATACGGGAAAAAGGATTACAACAGTTGTGCAAAAGAAGAACTTGCAAATTTGCTTTTAGCTATCGCGCCACAAGGAGGTAAGTGATGTTCGCTGATATCAGAACCGAATGGCGAGTCAATGACATTGAACGAGCGTTACAACAAAAGGCGGACAGCGGTGACCTATCTTCGACGAATAGCGATGTAGGCCGTTTGGAACATTCCTTGCGGGAGGCTTGCTCCACACTTGCTGGCCTTTGCAATGAACTCCAAGCCGCAACGTATAAAATAGAATTGTTGGAGCAAGCTATTCTCGAACTTCAAACAGCGAACATACCAACATAGGTCGATAAAATTTTTGCAGCGCCAGGTAACTTGGTTCTGTATAATACGCAGCATGAGCGTTAATATAACGAGGAACCGCCATGGAACATGTAGTCGAAATATCGCCCAAATCAGTGTGGCGACACAAGAACGGCAATCTATACACCATCATGTTTCTAACTAACGTCGATTCAGAACGGCAAGAGGAACACCCGATGACTGTCGTTTATTCTGGACCAAATGGCAAGCTGTGGAGTCGCCCAGTTTCCAGATGGCTTTCTAGCTTTACCCGAGTGAGGAGCTAAAAATGGCTGACGTAACTGGGCCAATTTCATCATTGCCAGGTAGCTTGCATAAGGCACCAGACGGCGCAATGTGTGACGATCATCCTAAGGTTCGCGCTGTAATTCGACTGCAAGGCGAGACAGATTCGCTTGGGTCAGAAATGCATGATTTATGCCAACCTTGTTTAGATAAATGCAATGCTGAACATGACAAATACGCAGCTATAGTAGCCAGCGGCGTTTGCGATTGGTGCGGTAGCCAAGCTACTGATTTACGCGACCATCGAGATTTTGAAGAAGGTTCTGCTGGTCGCATTTATGAAGTGTGCGGCGCTTGTGTGAAAAAAGAAAACGCGAAACTGCATGAGGAGCACGAGGCATCTTTTAGTCACTACCTCGACCAGTACGATGACAGCGAACTATAACAATTCACTAAAGGTTAATTATGTCCACACCCGCTCATGCTGTTGACGTTCCCGTGCAAATAGATTGGCGCCTGATTTGCAGCATGGCGTGCCGCTCGCTATGCACAGGCGTACCTATGGAAAATATTATCGGTATGTATATCGATGAAAAAATGCGAAACACTCGCATGATGCAAGACCAAGCGTATCGCATTTCCCTAATGAAGTTGCCACGAAAAGAAAGAAGGAGAATCAATCATGAAACGTCTTAGTTTTCTATTTTGGCTTGTGCTTTTGACGCTTACCGCATCTGTGCTGTTTGGGTATTTTACCCGCCCTGCGTATGGGAAGGATATCTCTGCGGATAAATGGCGGCAATGCGGAGATTTAGCGGCTGTATATTTGAGCGCAGCCGCGCTAAGGGACAGCAACACAAGCCCTAAAATCGCCTATGCCTATTTAGCCAGGCAAATAAATAGCCATTCGTCATACAATAAAGAGTATGTGAGGGGTGTGGTCAGCAATGTGTATTTAGACCTTCCTGATAAGTCGGGTCCCGACATGTCTTATGTTGCGTTAATGCTTTGTGTCCACGACGACAACTGGAAGCCTGCTCAATAACGTATCTCTCCAATAAAAGGAATTAAAATGGATAGGGGTTCTCCTCCGATTGACCCGTTTTCGGGAAGGCAATGCACTGAAACACAGTTGGCTTTGCGAAAGTCCATATTTTATTTTATCAGGGATAATCCCGGCGCTTCGCACGGAGAGATTCACTCGGCACACGATACTTACCTATCTTGCCAAATAACTACGGCAATCAATTGGTTGCGTAGAAACGAATACACATACATAAAAGGCCACAGTCAGTATTCTAAGTGGTACCTTACGGAAGGAATTATGAGTAGGAATTTTTTAACTGAAGATCCTGTGGAGGTAAGTAACGATCATATCCCAGATCGCCCGTTGTTCCATGCTGAGTATTGGCTGTTCATTTTGAGCTACGCGACTAATAAAGAGAACATCCCCATACCCAAACCCCGGGTTAGATATGACCAAAAACAGTCAGACAAAAATACATTGCTTTGAGCAATTGACCCGCATATACTAGTTCTCTCAAAAACTATAAGGTTTATCTAACATGGCAAAGCTTCCTGCTTCAGCCCTCTGGCACAATATACCAGAGGAACTAAAAGCCCTACCCCAATGGCTACTAGGCCGTGCTGACAAAACAGGCGCATTAAAAATACCAACATCAATCACTGCAGGAGGCAAGTTTTGTGCAGGGAGTAGCACCGATCCAAAGACTTGGTTGACCTTTGAGGCGGCTGTAGAGGCTGCTAGAAAGCACAATTATTCCATCGGTTTCGTATTGTGCAAAGATGATCCGTTTTGCGTAATCGATCTGGACGTTAAAAATGTTTTCAATGAAGCAGATAAAGAAAAATGGACGGACCAGGAAACGCTAGATCGCTATGAACGCCTCGTAGGAGCCTTTAACAGCTACAGCGAGCGGTCGCTATCGGGTCATGGTACTCATATCTGGATCATAGCAAACATTGGACTAGGGGCGCGTAGGGACGGCGTAGAGGTATATTCGCAAGAACGGTTCATCGTATGCACAGGCCGCATTATCGAGCATCTTCCGATAGCTGACCAGCAAGACATGATAAACAGTTTTGTGGCTGAAATGCACCGGGATCAAATATCTCCGCTTGCACTCGTTGACAATCTACAGACCGAAGAGGACGAGGTTATACTCGAACGCGCTGCCAACGCGAGCAACGGCGACAAATTCATGGGATTGTGGAATTCTACTTGCAGCGAGGAAATTCCAGGAACCAATACAAAGCAGCTTGGCACGTTCGCAGAATACGGCTATGAGTCGCAGAGTGAGGCTGACTACGCGCTAATGTCGATGCTCACCTTCTACAGCAAATCCAATGACCAATGCAAACGACTGTTCCGAATGTCGGGGTTGGGCAAACGTGCGAAGGCAACTAAGAATGACCGATACCTCAAGACGACCCTCGAATGGATTCGATCCCGCGAGGCGATGGAAAGCACTGCCCAAGCGAATGTAAAAATAAACCTGAGTAACCAGGTAAAAAAAGCAATAGCGTTTTAGCTGGCGGACAGCCACAGCCTCCGCTGTGGCTAGTTGCTAAAACGTCTAAAATTATTTTACCACCACCGCATAAGCAGTTAAAGCTGCCTCCGATTGATTGGCCACCTGGATTCACAGGAGAGATTGCGAAATTCATTTTTAATAGCTCGGTGCTGCCAGTTAAAGAGGTGTCCATAGTCGCAGCTATCGGGTTCATTGCAGGCATATGTGGTAAGGCTTACAACATACCTCAATCAGGGCTAAACGTCTACATGATTCTGGTTGGACTTTCTGGCATAGGTAAGGAGGCAATGCATACAGGGACGAGGTTCCTTATAAACGCAGTATGCAAACATTTGCCAGAGGCGTCAGTGTTCTTGGATTCTAAAGTTTATGTATCTGGTGCTGCACTCATGAAAGCTGTTTTAGCCAATCCTAGTTTTGTCAACGTGATAGGCGAGTTTGGCCACACTCTAAAACGCATCGCAGAAAATCGAAATAGTGATACCAACATCCAGCAGCTTCGGGCAGTGATAACAAACCTGTATCAGAAAAGCGGAGCAGCATCTGAAGCAGGCGGGCTAGGGTACTCAGACACCACGCAGAACGTCGAATCAGTCTCCGGGGTAGCGTACTCTATGATCGGCGAAACGACGCCAGCAAAGTTCTATGAATCGTTGAATCCGTCAGTTATGGAGGACGGGTTCCTTAGCCGATTTACGATAATCGAGTGCCCGAAAGACAGACCTGAATTGGTAGAGGAGCCAGTTACCGATCCTGATGAAAGTATGCTTAGTTATCTATGCGGCATATGTTCGCAGTCTTTACAGCTGATCGCCAAGAATAATGTGGAAATGGTCGTTGAGGATTCAGCCGCCAAAACACTTTTTCAGAATTTTAACAAAGAGTGCAGAACGAATATAAACGCGAGCGAAGAGGATTCGCAACGCCAAATGTGGAATCGGGCTCACTTGAAGGCGAAACGAATGGCCGCATTGTTTGCAGTAGCTGATAACCCATTCAGCCCAACCATAACTTTTGAACATGCTCAATACGCCATCAATCTAGTCTATCGAGATATCTCTATTATGGGTCGCCACATCATCACGGGCGACGTAGGGACTGGCGACGATGCGCGGGAACGGAAAATCCTATCGGTAATGTCTAGTTATCTATCCAGGCCTTATGAAGGTAACGACGACAAGGTTAAGGTGCTGCATGACGACGGGTTGGTTACAAGGGCATACATTCAGCAATGTACCAACAATATAAAATCCTTTAGAGACCATCCTATGCAATCGTCGGCCGCACTGACAATCGCCATCAAGAGTCTCGAGGAGAATGGCCATATAAAAGAATTCGACAAAATGAAGCTTAACGTTAAATATGGCTTCACTGGTAAATGTTACCAGTTGATAAAATTACCAGAAGTGGTAAATAAAACCAAGTTGAAAATGGTTTAGAAGTTGCAGTACACTTTAGCTGTAATCACATAGGAGATATAAATGGAATTCATGCTAGTACCTGCCAGAGTACAAGCCAATGCAGAGATACTTACCCAGCAATGTCATGGACTCGCCAAGCACTGCGGTTGGTGGACTGATTTGAAAACTGGCGAAAGCAACGCCGGCAAAAAGAATATCCCGGAACTGCTATGCTTGATTCATAGCGAAATCAGCGAGGGGATGGAAGGGTATCGCAAGAACCTGATGGACGACAAGCTGCCCCATCGACCCATGCTTGAAGTCGAATTGGCGGATGCAGTGATTCGCATTTTCGACATGGCGGGCGGTCTCAATCTTGACGTTGCAGGCGCCATCGCTGAAAAGCTGCAATACAATGCCAATCGCGAAGATCACAAGTTGGAAAACCGGCGAGGGGAACACGGCAAAAAGTTTTAACCGCTGTCCTGCTTCAGAGTTTTAGGCAGGGGATTGACCGGCCAAGCGGTCACCAGTTTTAAGTATTTTCCTCCTGGTAGCGTGCTGCATATTTAGACAGATAGCTATTTGGATATTTAGTAAGCATTCTGTGGATGCTGTCCCAATCCAGTAAGGGCCAGACCGAAGGTGGACAGGTAATTGCGGACTAGCATACAGTCCAGGAGCCACTTAAACATGCCGCCGCGCTATTAGTGGCGTAATTAACAATAGCAGCATACGCCGCGAAGTCTCCTTGACCTCAAAGCAAATAGCCATACTAAGTTTTGCGTGGGTGCAAAATGGAAGTCTTTTGACGAGTGGCGAAATAACTTTGAGTAGGCGCGGTGAGTATGCAACACGAGGAAGCCATACCTAGAATCGCTTTCTAACTATTTATCTAGGGCCTCGAATTGGGTATCAAGGCAGTGGCACATGAGTACCCCAATGACCTTAACCTGCGCCGGGTTAGTGCGCAGGACCAACATTTGAACACCTTTTAGGTTCAGCAATAGGCAAATATGCTTGATCTCATTTTTCAATGACTAGAAAGCTGAGTTACTAGGCTAACATACAGGGATACAGGGGTAACCTGTAGTAAGGTGTTCAAATGTTGGTAGTCCTAAAATCCTTGTCTGGAATCACGCGCCCGACGTTCATAGCGGGACTACCAACAAACTATAAAGGAGCTAGTAATGGTTAAGCCAGTAATACCTTACGTTCTTCAAAACGGAAAAGTAATATTTCCTATGGAGTATTGCTTAACTTGCTCCCCTCCTATCGACAGCGAAAAGGTTAAAATCCTGAGAGATAAAAATAAGATTATGGGCGATTGGGCATTCGCTAGATACTGCGCCAAACGCCATGTGCCCTTTGACATGTGCTATGTAATTATTTTCAATCGCAAGCCGAGGATTTAGCAGTTGGTTATAGCGATCTGTTAGAAAACTGAAAACAAGCGCTGTATAATTACATCACGGTAGCCCATGCTACTAGACAAACGGAAAGTTCTCTATGAGTCTTTTAAACGAAATCTCGCATTCGTCGCAATCGAATAGCGGGATACGAGTTGTTATCGGCGGCGTCGAAAAAGTAGGCAAAACTACGTTAGCGACAGGCGCGCCTCGAGCGCTGCTTATTCCAATGGAAACTGGCTATTCGGGTGTATCAGTAATGCGAACCCCTAAGCCAGAATCATTTGACGATGTTATGGAATTGTTAGGCGATGTTCGAGACCAAGCTATCGCCGGCACTTTCCAATATGAGTCTATTGTGTTCGACAGCGCGACAGCGCTGGAAACTCTCATTCATACGGCAACGCTTGAACGCGATCCTCTCTATTCTCCCGGCAATAAAAAGACTGTCACTATGGACAGTGCGCTGGGCGGATACGGCAAGGGTTACGCATTCGCCAACAGTCTGTTCAAAGACTTCCTGGATATTTGCGACGAACTGGCAGAACATGGCGGGATCAACATTATTTTAACTGCCCATGTATTCGCCGGCAAGGTCCTGGATCCTACAACCGGCGAATATGATACGTGGGACATTCTGCTGCACTCTCCCAAAAATCAAAAGACATATGGTAAGCGCGAAATGCTTACCCAGTGGGCCGATCTTGTTGGCTTTATGCATGAGCCTGTGTTTATCAGTGAAGGGAAAACTTTAGCCAAAGGCGTATCAGCTGGCAAGGGTCGGGTATTAGGTTTATCCCGAATGCCCGGATACGTTGCAGGAAATCGTTTCAATATGACCGGTGTAATACCTATCCCAAGGGACGAAAATTGGAATAGTTTGGCAAGGGCTATCCGCGATGCTTGCGGGATAGATGTTTATAATCGTGATGTTTAACCACTTATGAAATAGAAGGATTTTAACATGGCACTCTTAAATTTTAACGCCGCTGAAGTCGAACCGTCGCAAGGGTTCCAAGCTGTTCCAACAGACTGGTACACCTGCACTATCGAACAGTCGGAAATGCGAGCCACGAACGATGAAAAAGGCGCGTATCTTTGGCTAATGTTCGGTATCGTTGACGGGGAATACGCTGGGCAAAAACTGTTCACCAACCTCAACATCGAAAACGCAAATCCGAAAACTGTCAAGATAGCATACGGTCAGCTTTCGGCAATCGCTCACGCGGTCGGCGTTCTCAACGTCGAAAACTCCGAACTGCTGCACGATATCCCGCTAAAGGTTCGTGCGAAGTATCAGCCAGCCAATCCGCCCTACGACGAACAAAACCAACTTACTGCATTCAAGAACGTCAACGAGGTGACACATAGCGCCGGCGCCGTAGCTGCGAAACCCGCGAAAGCTGCACCAGCCACCAAAGCACCGCCGGCAGCAAAAGCATCTGCTAAAGAAGCGTGGAAGCCAAAAACCCCGCCTCCTCCAGCTGAAGAAACAGGAGAAGAAACAGCCGGCGACCCGGACACCAGTTTTCCGTTCGGCGAAAATGCGCCCGAGTATATCATGCTTGAAGCTGCCAACGGTATCAGTCGGGAGGAGTATCTGGAAAACGGATGGACTGACGAGGACCTGATCGAAAATGCCTACATGGAATTATTTGTGCCTCTTGCTGACCCCGAGCCTGTAGCCAAAAAAGCCCCGCCTCCTCCACCGAAGAAAACAATCGCCAAGCCGCCTGTGAAATCTGCGGCCGCAGCGCCAGCCGCCGGATCGCAGCCTTGGAAGAAAAAGCCCGCTGCGTAATCAACCATAAGCCTGCGTCGATTTTTGGCGCAGGCATTTTTAGGAAAACAATGGGCGATGTTATAGAAGGCGCTTTTCCTAAAAAAGAAAAGACTGAGCCGATAAAGCAACCTGAATTCCATACGATGTACGAAATGGCCGCGCCTGCTACAATTGCAGAACTGGATATGCGGGTGCTTCTATCGCTACTTATGGATAAAGGCATTTTCACCAAGGACGAATTCGTTAAAAGGATGAACGAATTATGGTACTGATTAAACAACTCTTCGCAGCCTACTGCGCATGGAAAGCTGATCGTCGCAAAAAGAAAGCAGCCCGAGATTATCGCCGTGGCTACGAATGGGCGATACATGAATTGGACACAGGAAGCCTATCCCCATTTGACGTTGAGGTATATTACGGTAGCGGCGTAAATCCTACTGTGTTCGACCGAGGCGCACAGGACGGCACGGACGCATGGTGCCTATCATACCCTGACCAAGATGATCGCATTTTCAAATTTAAGCCTTACATGCGCGCAGCAAGGTCCACATGACCAACCAAGTATATCTAGCGTTGGAGACATTGTTCGCCATAAACGATGCCATAAAGGTAGATCAAGGCGCAGAGTTCCGCAAGCTAGAGGGCGTATGTCTGCCTCAGCTAAAAGACGCCTACGACGATGGCCCGCCTGAACATCGTTCACACATGGGCGCCAGCCTTATCGGCAATGATTGCGCCCGCCAAATCTGGTACGGCTTTCACTGGCTGACTAAACGCGATTACGACGGGACTTTACTTCGGCTGTTCAATCGAGGCCACCTCGAAGAAGGCAGATTTACCGCCATGTTGCTGCTGATCGGCTGCGAAATATTCCAGCTTGATGAAAACGGCAAACAGTTTCGTATAAGCGTAGCGGATGGCCATGCGGGCGGATCAGGCGACGGTGTGGCTATCGGAGTACCTGACCTGCCTGACCCGCAAGAGCCTTGCTTAACTGAGTACAAGACACACGGTAAAAAATCGTTTAACGAACTAGCAGGGGAAAACTGGAAAGAGTACAGAGAGGACCAGGCGTTACCGATCGGAGAAAGACGAAATATCGTTTTCGAGGGGCTGGGTGTAAAAGCCGCTAAATTTACGCATTACGTACAGGTTCAGGTATATATGCGGAAGATGGAATTGACATCATGCTTATACCTTGCAGTCAATAAGGACAATGACGAGATATATGCAGAGATAATTCCCTTGGACATAATCGTAGCTGACCAATATATAGATCGCATGGAACGGCTCGTGGCTTTGTCAGAACCTCCCAAGCGAATAAGCAATGATCCCAGCGTTTTTAATTGTCGGTATTGCGATCATAGGGACACTTGCCATAAACTAGGAACTGTGCCAGACCAGAACTGTCGGACCTGCGTCTATAGCAGAATCGACGGACCCGATTGGCTATGCACATGGCGTGGCAAGTTTATAAAAATCGATAAGGCTAGACAGCTTATTGGTTGCACCGAATATCAAGTAAATCCATCGTTATAATGCGCCTCACCCCTCGCCCATACCAAATTGAGTGCGTAGACTCAATATACGATTACTTCGAGGAGTTCGATGGCAATCCTGTTTGCGCCCTGCCCACTGGTACTGGGAAATCAGTCATTATCGCTATGTTCCTCGAACGGGTATTCAAAGAATATCCTCGAGAAAAAATCCTGATCGTAACCCACGTAAAAGAACTGGTTGCTAACAACCATGCAGAACTTATAGACCTGTGGCCTAACGCACCAGCAGGCATTTATAGCGCGGGGTTGAACAAACGAGATACGCGAAGTTCCATCATATTTGCAGGCATTGCGAGTGTAGCAAAACGGTTTGAGGAGTTTGGACATTTTGATATAATGATCGTGGACGAGGCACACATGCTATCGCCTAGCGATAAGTCGATGTATCGAAAGTTCATATCTGGATTAAAGAAAATAAACCCGCTGCTAAAAGTTATAGGATTTACTGCAACGCCTTGGCGCACAGGTGTTGGCCACATTACTGACGACGGTGGAGTATTTACCGATGTGTGTTTCGACATAACAGATATGGAGTCCTTTAATCGACTTATCGAAGAAGGTTATCTGTGCCAGCTAATCCCAAAGAAAACATCCACACTGCTGGATACGGACGGAGTTCATAAACGCGGAGGCGAGTTCATTCCAGCGGAGTTGCAGGCGGCTGTTGATATTGATTCAGTTACTAAAGCTGCCCTTGAGGAAACGATTGAACTTGCCTCCGATCGTAAGCATTGGCTTATTTTCGCATCAGGCATCGAACACGCTACGCACATTTCCGAAATACTAAACGTTATGGGTGTATCGTGCGGCGTCGTTCATTCAAAAATGACTGGCGCAGAACGCGACCAGATAATTTTAGATTTTAAATCTGGAAAAATAACTGCTTTAGCGAATTACGGGATACTTACCACTGGTTTCAACTTTCCTGCCTTAGACCTTATCGTTATGTTGAGGCCTACTGGCTCGGTAATACTTTGGATCCAGATGCTCGGTCGATTGACTCGCGTTTTTCTAGGTAAAGAAAATGGATTAGTTTTAGACTTCGCAGGCAATACAAAAAACCTCGGCCCGATCAACGATCCTCTTATTCCGCAAAAGAAGGGCAAGGGCGGAGGGACTGCGCCTGTTAAAGAATGCCCTGTTTGCGACCCCGCAGTATGGAACCACGCTAAGGCCAAAAACTGTATTTTGTGCGGATATGAATTTTCCTTCCAAGTCAAGCTGAAAGAAGGCGCCAGCACTGACGAGATAATAAAAAAAGAATTACCAATAACTGCAATTTTGAAGATCGACCGTATTACGTATCAGCTATTCAAGCCCGCTGGCTTCAGCACCACCCCATGTATCCGCGTTTCGTATATCTGCGGCAAAAAGACAATCACGCAACTCCTCGGGATCGAATATGACGGCTATTATGGACGACAAGCCCGCGCATGGTGGAACCGACGGGACACTGGATACAGTATGCCGGCCACGAACGTCGCCGCGCTTGAGGTCATTGCGCGCCTCAAGACGCCAACGCATATAAAAGTGATAATAAACAAGAAATACCCAGATATCCTGGAAGAATGTTTCGACGGGTCAGCTTTTGGGATGCAAGAACCCGACGAAACGCCCGTAGAAGCGAATGTGGTCAACTTTGTTCCCATGATAAATCTTGACGCGCAATTGAAAAACTTGGCATAAACCGCTTGACAGTGAAAAAGATGCCATGTTATCGTTTGTACTCGGATCAGGAGATTGCAATGAAAACATTTTACTGCATGGAAAACAAAGCTACAGGTGAGCAATTCGGATTTGCCCAAAAGCGCGCTTTTGCCCAATCCATTGCGAACGAATTGCACAATTTGCCAGATGCAATCAAAACGATAAATTTCCTGTTTCTCAATAGCAAAGGCGAAAAATCCACCGTTTGCCCTTATGAACTTGCAGAATGGTATCAGGAAACACAGGCAGCAATCGATGAAAAATTTATTAACACGCATCATAAAATTTATGTAAAAATGGGTATTACTCCGTGGGCGGCCCCTCGCTCGTTCTGGGTTAAGAACTAATCTAGCGCAATTCCGCGCTAGACTTTCTAAGGAGCATCAAAATGTCCAAACGTGTTTATCCTGCTGTCAAGCCACTCCGCACAGTGTGCCCGTCCGGCAGAATTTATTCCAACGGCGTCAAAGGCGGGTATCGGGTGAAGTTCTATTGTGTTATGCGTATAGACATTCCTGCGCTTGTCGCAAAAGCAAGAGAACTTGGCGCCACTAAAATCCTTTATCCTAATCGTAGCGTTACCTTTTACTTCCCCGCTGACGAGTCGCACTGATACGCGACGAAATTGCCGAAAGGCAATACGGGAAATCATTCTCGAAATCACTAGGAGCATATCATGTCCGAACTTCATTTCTACAGCAACAAGTCCAAAGCCCAGCGCGCTGTCTCTTCGCAACTCGGGAAGGATGCTGTCGAAGGCAAAGATTTCCACTTTGTCGTCAACGATGAACGCAAGGTAGCATATGAACGCCTCAAAGCGCCTAAACAGCCTGCTACGAAAGTCGCCGATCCGTTTGCCGCAGTTATCGCGAACGCTGTTCACGCGACTGCTGGCGAAGTCGCCGCGAAAATCAAGGCGCCTGAATACACCGGATCTGCCACGAAAGTCGTTGACGGCAAAAAGGTCGCTGTCGATGTTTCCAACGTCGTAATAAAGAAAGCTGACAAGAAGCTGTCAGCTAAAGACCACATTCGCAAGTGTTTTGCAAAACGCGGCACCTGGTCAACCGAAGAATTGATGGAGGGCGGCTACACCGAAATAAACATCAAGACAGCCCTATCCGATTTGAAGAACCTGCAATACTGCGGCGTGGATGGCCCCGTAGTAACCAAGTCGGAAATGAGGGGTGACGTTCGGGTGTACAAACTGGTTAAATAATCCGCGCTGCATCGTTTTTGATAACCACGTATGATCCCTATACCAACTGCAAACCTTGCAGTTGGTATCCCTATTTAAAGGTGCTATATGTACGTTCTAATTGACATGGACAAATGGCGATTCCTGCGAAAACATGAAAACATGACTGCTTTAAGCAACATCGCGTGGATTGAATTCCCGACTACCACAATACGAATATCACCTATCGATACGCTGATATTTATTAGCGGTATGAACAGCCGGGACAAACAGGTGTTGTATCGAAATACAGTTGGCGCCGACGGACCTAAGCTGACGCAGGCGTCAATTTCACATATTGACGAGATTCTTTTTGATATCGCCAACCAGCTGCCTGTTGCCAATATCGATGTTGAGGACGTTGCGCGACAAGCTGACAAAATTGGCGAAGGTGACGGCGGGGATTATCGATATTCTCCGAACAAGAAAAGTGCCAGATTGTTGGCGCTGGAAGCTGAGGGAAAGGGCCCTGACTGGCTCACAATCGATTGGGCGATAGATAAAGAATCGAGTGCTGAGGCTGTTGCAGCAATCGCCGCCGACGCTGATATGGACAAGCTCGAAAAAACGCCGCTGAAGCCCGTTTTGCCCGCAAAGCAGCGAGAATCTAAGCCCGCGGTCGCCGGCAGATCGTCGCTCAAGGACGAGTTGCGAGAATTATTTGCCAAGTCTGACAGATATACAATGGATAAACTAATGTATTTGACGGGCAAGGGCGAGTCTAACTTAAAGACTGCTATGGCTGATTTAAAAAATCCCAAATACAGTGCAGGGGATGTACTGACAACTAAAACAGAAGGTCAGGGGTTAGAAAAAGTTTATATTAGGGTTTGAATTTCAGAATCCCTATGCTATAGTTCGTTTTGTAGTTTCGATTTAACAAAGAATTTATAACCTACTTTATGGAGAATCACAATGTCAACCGCCGCAAAAATCCCTACCCCTGCCGAAGCCAAAGCCGCTGCTGTCGCCAAGAAAGCTGAAGAAGCCAAGTTGGCCGCCAAGGCAAAAGCCGATGCCGCTGCTGCCGTCGTTGCTGCCAAAGCCAAGAAAGATGCTGAAGCTAAAGCCGCTGCTGACGCCAAAGCAAAAGTCGCCGCTGCCGAAAAAGCAGCCAAGGAAAAAGCTGAAGCTGACGCCAAGGCAGTTGCAGCTAAAGAAGCTGCCAAGAAAGCCACCGCTGACGCGAAGGCCGCTGCCGATAAGGTGAAAGCTGAAGCCAAGGTCGCATCGGAAAAAGCCAAAGCTGAAGCCAAGGTCGCATCGGAAAAAGCCAAAGCTGAAGCCGATAAGGTGAAAGCTGAAGCCAAGGCCGCATCGGAAAAAGCCAAGGCTGAAGCTGATAAGGTGAAAGCTGAAGCCAAGGTCGCTGCCGAGAAGGTGAAGTCGGACGCCAAAGCAGAACGCGAAGCAAAAGCAAAAGCCAAAGCTGAAGCTGCCGCCGAAAAAGCGGCCAAGAAAACTGATCCAGTTATCGAGAACGGCATCCGGCATCCGCAGCTTGAAAGCAAATGCGGAATTATCTGGGCTATCGCTGACAAGCTGACCGCCGACATGGGTAGCACTGTGCCCTGGTCTGTCCTGATCGCCGAAACCAGCAAGGACCCTGATATTGCTCCCGGCACCGTGTTCACTGAATACGGCCGCTGGAGGAAATTCCACGGCGTCACCGGCCGCATCGTTGTCGCAAAAGAAGCTGCTGCCGCGTAATTTTCGCCTGCCTCACAAACTGCCGCGCAATGCGGCAGTTTTCTTTTATTGGGTCTAAAACAAGGATACCCCATGCTAAATCCATTTCCGAGTTATCTAAATAAGCAACCCATCGAAAAGCGAACCAACCTTTACGAGGGAACGTTTTTGGATGTACATTCGATTTTTTATACCATCCAGGGTGAAGGTCCTTTTGTGGGACGACCAGCCATTTTCATTCGACTGGCTGGATGCAATCTGCAATGCCCTGGATGCGATACTGATTACACTAGCGGGCGGCATATTTATTCAGTCGATATGGTTGTGGACCGGGTTCGTCTTGTAACACCCAGCCATAGGGATGCTAGAGGTAGAATGCTTGTGGTGATTACAGGTGGCGAGCCGTTCCGACAGAACTTGACACCGTTAATAAAGGATTTGCGTCTATGTTTGTATGATGTGCAAATCGAGACAAACGGCACGCTTGCTCCGTATAATCCAGAGATATATGAAAACAGCCGTATCACCACCATCGTATGCAGCCCTAAAGCCGGCAAGATTCATCCGAAGCTGGAGCCGCTTATCGATGCATACAAATACGTATTGAGCGCCGACAGCGTGGATTCTGAGGACGGCTTGCCGGTGTTAGCGCTTGGCCACACTGCCTCGCCTCGAGTCGCAAGACCTCGCGCAGGATTTATAGGCCCCGTCTATCTTCAACCGATGGACTCTGGTGACGAGGACACCAATCGGCGAAATCTAAAAGCTGTAATTGATAGCGCAATGCGATACAATTTTATTGTATGTCTACAATTACACAAAATCATTGGAATGGAGTAATCTATGCGTAAAGCCTTAGTGGTATTAAGTGGTGGTCAGGACAGCACCACCGCTTTGTTCTGGGCCAAAGAACATTTTGAGGAAGTGCATGCCATAACGTTTAATTATGGCCAGCTGCATATTATCGAAGTCAACGCGGCTATGAAAGTAGCCAAGATGGCTGGGGTGGCCTCGCATGAAATCATTCATGTGCCGCATTGTCTGGTTAGCACTAGCCCTCTGATTACCCACACTGATTTGGAACGATATGCGGATCATCGGGAAATGGAACGCATCATTGGTGGACGGGTTGAAAAGACATTTGTGCCAATGCGTAATGCGTTTTTCTTTGTTATCGCCATGAATCACGCTGTGGCGCTCGGCAGCTATGATCTGGTTACAGGGGTTTGCCAAGAGGACAATGCGAACTATCCCGATTGCACCGAAACATTCGTTAATCGATTCATTTCCATGACAAATGCATCCATGGGAGCAGCGACTAACGAGTTCTATATCCATGCGCCGCTAATGCACCTAACGAAAGCGGAAACTGTTCGCATGTCCGCAGGTATGCCAGAATGCTGGAAGGCGCTTGCATACACACATACAAGCTACGATGGCATATATCCGCCGAATGACCACAACCACGCGAACATACTACGCGCTCAGGGCTTTCTTGAGGCGGGTTTTCCTGACCCCCTCGTTGTTCGCGCATGGAAAGAAGGGCTGATGGAGCTTCCGATTAGTGACAACTATGCCATCCTTTTAAATCAATCGCCAAAAGGGTGATGACAGAATGACCTACCTATCTACAAAGACATACGGGCACGAAATCGGCCTAAGCTGCGCATTCCGACAATGGAAGGCGCATTCGCACTGTAACAAGCTGCACGGATACGCGCTGGGTGTGAAGTTCGTATTTGCTACTGCCGAGCCAGACCGATGCGGGTGGGTCGTTGATTTTGGCAGCTTGAAGTCGCTAAAACAAATGCTCCAGGACACTTTCGACCATACGGTGCTTGTTGCCAATGATGACCCTGAGTTAGAGGCATTCCATATGATGAATAACATCGGCATCGCCAAAGTAGTCGTTTTGGAAGCCACTGGGTGCGAGGCGTTCGCAGAACTGATTTATAACTGCACGGAAGTGTGGTTACAAGATAACGGCTATGCGCCTCGAGTCGTTCTGCACAGTGTTGAGGTTTCTGAGCATGGGGCAAACTCGGCTATTTACTGTCCACAAGGAGGCAATAGTGCGCCTAATTGAAATGGTTACACTTAAGGCCTTCGATGATAAGGTGTGTGTTGTTCACGAAGAAGAGTTGGTCCGAGGACTGCTAAAAGTGGCTGGAGAGAACTTCGACCGTGAAGGTTTGTTAGAGACTCCAGCCCGCGTTATCAAAGCTTGGAAAGAATGGACCTCTGGCTATGCTGTTGATGTTCCAGGTCTTTTGAAAGTATTTGAGGACGGCGCAGATGGCTATGACGAAATGGTTATAGTTAAGGATATCCCCGTCTATAGCAAGTGCGAGCACCACCTTGCTGACATTTTCGGCACCTGCACCATTGCGTATATCCCGAATGGGAAAATTGTTGGACTGTCGAAGTTATCGCGTGTTGTAGATGCTTTCGCAAGACGTTTGCAAGTCCAGGAACGGCTTACGGGTCAGATTGCAGATGCGATTAACGATAACCTTAATCCGAAAGGTGTCGGTGTGATTATCAAAGCCCGGCACATGTGCATGGAATCTCGTGGCGTTCGACAACAAGGACACTATACGATAACAAGCGCCCTGCGCGGAGACATGCTTGATGATCCAGGTACCCGTGCAGAATTTATAATGTTGGCGAGGGATTGAGCCATGAAATTTTACATTGCGGCAAGATTTAGCAAACGACCAGAGGCCCATGCATTGGCTAGAAATCTTATGGCACTGGGGCATGAGATAACATCCAGATGGGTACAACCAGATAGTGACCATGTAATTCCGACAGGGTTGTCTGAGCAGGCGGAGGATCATGAAAGGGTGCGGTTTGCACTCGAGGATTGCGCGGATGTGGCTGATTGCGATTGCTGCATATCGCTAATGGAGGAGCCTCGCAATAACGGGCGTGGCGGCAGGCATGTAGAATTCGGCTATGCGATGGGATTGGGAAAAGTCCTAGTGGTTATTGGGCCAAAGGAAACTGTTTTCCATCATTTGCCTAGGGTTAGGCATTTTAAAAATACGTCAGAATTTATTGAATTTCTTATGGAGCGGGCTTGATATGTCTGAAAATTTAAAATCGTTGGGTTCATCGACCAGGTACGTCTACGACAAACCTGATCCGAGTTTGCTGGAGAAGTTCCCCAGCCCTACATTCACCTTGGAAAAAAATCCAGTCGGCGCGGAACAGGTTATCGATATCGTTTGCCCTGAGTTCACGTCCCTATGCCCAAAGACAGGGCAACCTGATTTTGCGACAATTCGCATTAAATACGCACCCGAGGAATGGTGTGTGGAATCCAAATCGCTAAAGCTGTATTTGGGTTCGTTCAGGATGCACGGCGAATTCCATGAGGCTTGCGTTAATCGAATGTGCAACGATCTTGTGGCACTCTTGAAGCCACGATACCTCGAGATTTGCGGCGAGTTCACACCTCGGGGCGGAATTCCATTTTGGCCAACGAGTGTGTACTATGCTGATATCTGACTTGGAGCCAGGAATGGCGATTCAGTATAAGCAGGATGTCCGTGGCTGGATTGAGGTTCGCGTTCAAGAGATTGACTACGAAAGGCAAAACGTAAAGGTTAGAACGCCCGCCCAGTTAGGTATCTATCGGAGTAAAGTCATAACCGACTTAAACCGGCTTAAAGTAAAGCATAAGCCGTGAATTTATATTTTTCTGGATTCGGGGCTAGAGATCTTGATCTTGATCCCAGAATCCCTCGCGGGCATCGGTATCGGCTGCTATCTTGCCATGAGGAATATATCGAAGTAGCTCGTAGATTCTCAAACGATCTAAAAGACGGTATGGAGGATCCTTATAGCTTAATGTTCGATTCTGGGGCTTTTACCGCATGGAATAAAGGCAGGGAGGTTGTATTAAAAGATTTGATTGAGGTTTATGATGAAATGATGAACCTTAGTTATGATCGCGCTAAAGACATATGGTTAATTTCACTCGATAAGATCCCCGGGTCCCCGGGTCGAACTGCTGGGCCAGAGGAGCTTATCGAGTGCTGTCGAATATCTGACGAGAATTTTACCATTCTATCGGAACGATACGGGGAGCGTGTTTTGCCCGTGTTCCATCAAAACGAACCGACCTCACGTTTGCGCGAAGTGGCAGACATGGCGCCGTATATCTGCGTATCTCCTCGGAATGATCTACATGAAAGCCAGCGCGTTAGATGGTCTGCCGAAGTTCATAGCCTGATCCCTGGGAAGATGACACATGGCCTGGCGACAACGGGCTATGGAATGATGACCACAATACCTTGGGGTAGTGTCGATTCGGCGTCATGGGTCTTTTGCGCGACAAACGGCGGCATCATTAGGGACCATCGCCTTCGTGTTCTGCAAATGTCAGATCAATCAACCTCCCAGAAAGTAAAGGACCAGCACTTCAAAACTTTGCCGGCTATCATACAGGACAAGTTTAGGGAATTTGTGGAGGTTCGGGGGTTCACTGTAGAAGGGCTAATAACTGAGTTCAGAGAACGATTGGTCTGGAATCGCGTGATCCTTAGTGAACTGGCACAATCAATCTCTGATAAAATAGAGAATCCATTTTCTGTTGGGTTATTTGATCTTTGAGGAGGGCAGTATGAAATACGTTGTTATGCAAATGCGTTTAAAAACCATGCTCGTAGAAATCCCGTTCGTATTTCCAGACCTGATTGTTCACTCTGAGTTTGTAAAATTTTCAGCGTCTAGGATACTTAAATACCAGTTCCCTGGAGCTATATCTATCGAATGCATTTCGGCAGGTTTTGTAAATTCCATGGATTTGGAGGTTTGCTGTACAGGTGAATCTGAATCACTTAGGTTAAAAAGCAGACCAGAGGATTCCAATTTAATTAGAATGTGCGATTACGGGTCTATGAATGCTTAAAACACTAAACCTGGTCCGAGGGGCTGTATCCACCCAGACACTTATTCCTGCCATGACGCATTTCTATATCAATGGCGAACAGATACAAAGTACAAATGGCAGAATAACAATTGATGCGTGGGGACCTGGCACTGGGATTCAGGCGTTGGTCCCGGCGGAACGTTTTTTAAAAGCCATAGGGGACGGGGAATCCAAATTAGTGTTTGTTCTCGATGGTGACAAACTGGTAATTAAAAAGGGACGCCTGCGCGTAACAATCCACACGCTACCGCTAAAAGATTTTCCTATAGTTGCCGACTTTGATGGCGAGCCTGTAGCGTTCGATGAAGGTTTGATAAAAGCTCTGCGCCGACTCGTTCCCTTTATCTCCAACGATGCTTCGCGTCCGTGGTCCAATTCTGTCATGATACGCGATGGCTACGCCTACGCCACAAACAACGTACTGTTGGCGCGTGTTCCATTCGACACAGATCGGCAATTGATCCTACCAACCCACCTGATTACTGAAATACTAAGAATCGGGGAAACCCCTGTAGAAATACTCGTCACTGACGGCACTGTAGCCCTCATATACGACACGTTCAGGATTCGCGCCCAACAAGTGATGGGAGAATGGCCTACGCAGCTTACAGCCCTCGTAGATCGCCTGCAAAGTGTATGCTTAAGTGAAGTCCCCGCGGGATTGTTTGAAGCTGTCGAAGAACTGAAGCCCTTTTTCCCAGATCCCAAGATCCCTATTGTGGAGTTTGGGCCCGAAGGTGTATCTACCAAAGAAGGCATACACAGTGCGATGGTTGAACAGTGCGGATTGCCCTTATCTACGTATCGTTACGAATCGCTTATAACCATGTTATCTGTCGCTACACACGCCGATTTCACCTCGTATCCTGATCCCGTACCTTTTAGCGGAGAGGACGGCATAGAAGGGTTTATTTGCGGTCTGCGACAAACCACAAATGTCTAATAGTGGCATTTATATAATTGAAAATCTTTCCAATGGAAAGAGGTATGTTGGTTCTGCGGTTAATTTAAACAGTAGGAAAAGCTGCCATTTTACAAGCCTAGTCAAAAATAAACATGCCAACGTAAAACTTCAGAGCGCTTGGAATAAATACGGTGAATGTTGTTTTATTTTTTATGTAATTGAATATGTTGACGACAAAACCAAATTGATTGAACGGGAACAGTATTGGATTGACGCCTTAAACGTTGTTGAGGACGGGTATAATATTAGCCCTAGTGCGGGTAGTTTGCTAGGGTTTAAGCATTCGGCTGAGTTTCGAGCCAGATGCAAAGTGCTTGGAAAAACACCAGCTAATTTAGAAAATTTAGCAAAACTGGCTTTGATGAATATTGATAGACCTTGCGAAAAATCTACCCGTATTAAAATTTCATCTGCAAATAAAAATAAAGTTAGAACAACGGCGCAACGAAAAAACATTTCAACAGCATTGTTAGAATTACCAATAGAAGTAAAAAAGAAAAAGGTAAAAAAGTTTTTAGAAACAATGCAAAACAAAACACCTGAAGAAAAAGCTGAAATATCAAATAAACTATCTAATAGAAGCAAAGGTGTCCCTAAGCCACCTAGAACAGCCGCACATTGTAAAAACATTTCTATATCTGCGTCGGCCGCACACGCTAGAATGTCTGAGGAGGCAAAAGCTGCAAAAGCAGCAAAAATAAGTGCCACTAAGCTTCGTAAAAATGCTGAAAAGCTTGGAATATCTAATGAGTAGGTACGATGACATTGGATTTTTTTGGGCCGATATAAAAGCTATTAAAGAATCTAAACCAGCACCTGTCAAGCGTGTGCCACCGGATCGTGTTTGGGAGCGTGAAGACTACCTCCCTGGTTTAGACAAAGCCCGCGCCTTCAAAATACCAGAATTTACTGATTTGGAATTACTAGCGGCTTGCAAGAACGAGGAGCCGCTAAGTTTCGATATCGAGATATATCGGAATTACTCGCTATTCATGTTCACTTCCCAAGTTAGCGGTAAGGTTGTCTATTTTGATATGGACGACGAACCTTGTGGGCTGGTTCTGGACAAGGACAAGCTGTACTGGGTTTTGAAAAACTTTTGCATAGTAACTTTCAACGGTTGGAAATACGATATACCGGTAACCACACTCGCGTTGGCTGGTGCTGATTGCGACATTTTGAAAAATGTTAGCGACGAGATTATCCAGCAAAAGATTCCGGGCTATCATGTTCTGAAACGATTTAAGGTAGGTCAGCTAAAAGGGCTTAACCATATCGACTTGATGGAAGTTGCGCCATCTGCATGTTCTCTGAAGCAGTACGCGGCCCGAATGGGTGCACCTCGATTGCAAGGGTTGCCATTCCACCCTCGAACTATTTTATCTGAAGATCAAAAATGCATTTTGCGTTGGTATTGCTGCATCGATCTTGAGGACACCACGCTTCTAACTGTACAGCTAAACAAACAGCTGGATTTGCGGGCGGTTCTTAGTGCCGAACAGAAAACGGACGTCCGATCGAAATCGGATCCACAGATTGCCGAGGTGGTAATCGGCAATGAGCTAAAGAAGCTTGGGTACAAGCGTATAAAAATTCCTGTAATCGATCCAGGTACTAAATATAAATTCAAAGTACCTGGCAGCATCAAATTTCAAACGCCGATTTTAAAAGAAATGCTGGAAGTTATACGTGGCGCAGATTTTTATGTGAACGACGGGGGCAAAATCAGTATGCCGAAAGTCATTAAAGAATTCAAGGTAGATATAGCAGGCACGATGTACAAAATAGGCATCGGCGGTCTGCATAGCAAGGAAAAAGCCGCGGCGTATGTGGCCACCAAAGATTTAATGATTATCGACAGGGACGCAGATTCGTTTTATCCAAACATAAAAATTCTAACGAATCTATATCCCGCGCATATTGGTCCGGACTACATTCGTGTATATGCACCGATAATCAAACGCCGTATAAAAGCTAAAAAAGAAAAACGAAAGATTGAAGCTGATACATTGAAGATTACTGGCAATGGCGCTTTCGGTAAACATGGCAATGTATATTCAATTTTGTATGCACCTATGAACGTAGTGCAGATTACCGTGTCTGGGCAATTGTTTCTGTTAATGCTTATCGAGCGATTCGAGTTGGCAGGATTCAAGGTAGTGTCAGCGAACACTGACGGCGTGGCGTTTTTGTGTCCTACAGCGCGTTACGATGAGGCTAACGCCATCGTAACGCAATGGGAGCATGACACTGGGTTCACTACTGAGGAAACGCGCTACAAGGCTCTATACAGCCGTGACGTTAATAATTATTTGGCGCTTAAGGATAAAGGTGGGTATAAAGGGAAAGGTGTTTTTGCCAATCCTTGGGATGCTAATAACCCAGATCCAAACGAACTGCTGAAGCATAACCCGACAAATTTGGTATGCCTGGAAGCAGTTATTGCGTACTTGGACAAGCAAACGCCAATTGCAGAAACGATAGAAAAGTGTCAAGATACTACTAAATTCGTATCAGTGCGGGATGTGAAAGGCGGGGCGGTCAAAGATGGGGTGTATCTTGGTAAGGCTATCCGTTGGTACTACGCGATCGGCGAAACAGGCGAAATTATTTATGCCAGCAATGGTCACAAAGTAGCCAGAACTGACAACGCTAAACCACTAATGGATCTACCTGATAGATTGCCAGACGATATTGATTATGGTTGGTATATAGCTGAATCAGAAAATTTGCTGTCCCAGATAAATCCAGACAATTTGTTATATCAGGAGTCAGAATGAAATTTTCATTTGAAATGGAATACGATTTAAGCGAAAAGGGCCAGCAGTTACTGGAGGAATTCATTAAAGAAAATCATGCCGAACAGGATGAAATAACGGAAACCTGCATAGTTCCCATATATCTAAAAATAAAGCTTATCAAGTTGTCGGAGATATACATTCCATCAAGAATGTCAAAAGACGGGATAGAAAAAACGCTAAAAGTATCGGAGGATTTTTTTAAAACAGAGTGCAGGGTATGAAATCCAGAATTCTAGTTTGCGGGGGACGAGACTTCAAAAACCAGGTTTTGTTCGATGCAGTTATGGAATACATGCGCCAGTTCAGATCGACTTATTTTTGTATTATCCATGGGCATTGCAGAGGCGCAGATACGATGGCAAATGACTGGGCTATAGCTAAAGGTCAACCGGTGTTTGCTATGCCAGCTAACTGGGAAATTTATTCAGATAGTGCTGGGCGTATCAGAAACAAATGGCTATTGGATTTTGGGTTACCTGATTTGGTTATCGCTTTCCCTGGCGGACACGGTACTGCCAATATGATCGAACAGGCGATGGATAGGGACGTGGATGTGTATGACGTTTCGGAGCATCTGGATGAATTCTGAAGAACAAATATCCAACTACCAGAAATACCGTGGAAAGTGTAAAGAGTTCTGCGAAGCAGCATTGGCGGAAGATCCAACACTAACGCTAGTTAGAGGGCATTATTTTTGCATATGGGGGATGCAGCCACATTGGTGGCTTACTAAGCCAGACGGAACTATTGTAGATCCGACTGTTAAACAGTTCCCGCAAGGTGGCGGCGAATATATTCCATTTAACGGGATAGTCGAATGCTCAGACTGTGGTAAAGAATTGAAAGAAGATGAGGCTGATTTTGAAGGTAATTACGCCTTTTGTTCAACTAGATGCCATATGCGTTTTGTGGGATTGTAAAGTGGATATAACCGAAATTTGCAGGAGGAATTTGAGGGGCCACGCTTATGTAAAGGCACGTGGCCTTGGCGCTATGACCTTACTTAAAGATAGGGTTTGCGATTGTTGGCGCTGTAGGGAGGTTGAACTTATGCCTTTAATTAACTTTGTTAATAATTGGAAAGAACAAAATGTACCCGACCCGAAAGATAGAACGCCAAGAAAATATCCAGCCCCCTATGATCGGGATGCCGGACCCTCGTTTGATTCAGCGAATGGCAGAGGCGCAGGAGGCTGATATATTGGCTGAAATTGAACGAAAAGAAAATGCAAAACTAGCCTTATTCATAAAACGGCTAGTCGGCGGTTTGCCTTTACGTCGTGCCTCCGATGACCGTTGTAAAAAACTGCTATTGGACAGCAGCACGGAGGAGGGACGATTGTTTTTGCGAGCCCTGTTGCACAAAGGTGCTCAGGCGTCAGGAGAACCTTTATAATACAGATCCATTGAATGATCCCGTAAAGGTTCCAGATTGTCGTCAGCAGGCGCGGCGCTGATAGCGTACCAATCTTCAGTATGCACAAAATCAAGGAACGGCAATATAGTCAACGGGACCATTGGTACAGCATCGTTTCTGTTCCTGAAAGAGATATGCTTTACACCAGATTTTTCTAAAATCCTTCTAAGGTTTGGAAACCCTGGTTTTGGCGATCCGAACACGCAAACGATATCAAACGGAAGTTTGTTGTAAGCGAATAGGCCTGCTAAAATTCTAGCTCTAGCGCCTCCAAGAGAATGCCCCGTTATAACCACATGCTCGCCTACGATTGTTCGGGCTTTCGCAAACACCTCGTCCATATCGTGCAAGAAGCCTGCGTGGCAGAATCCTAGCTGCGGATGCCATTGGGGAATCGCGGTAAAGTCATGCATCCAATCGTCAAGGTCCGCTGACCCCCTTAGAGCTATAACATCGATCCCGCCAACGTTAGCATGTCCGAACACTACGCAGCCGACTTCGTAGGTGTTCACAAACATTCCAGCTGGAACAGGGTCATAGATCCCTCTGGCAAATGCGCAAATTGCGTGTGGTGTCATGGCTTGATAATCTCGCTTTCAGGCTTGGGGGTATCGAGTTTAACTACCTGCGGGGCAGTATCTATCGACGTTTTACCGTAATTGTTCAAGTGATAGGCTCCGAGACCCAATAGAGCAAGTTTTATAGCGGAGATTATATCCTCCGCTCCTTGCGTTTTATCGATAACAAAAAACATCCATGCTGCGAACAGCACTAAGCCGATAAACAGTTTTATATATTCGTCTTTCATTTTTTTCTTTCGACAGGGTATGCTAAAAGTGATCCAATTAACACAAACAAAATACCAACAAACATTAGCAGCCCTCCAATAAGCTGCCTAACAAACGTAATCACCGCAGTCTCCTATACAATGATTTTTTGCGCTATCTCCCACAAGGCTATTCGCTGAGTCTCACCGTTAAGCCCACCGTTTATGCGTCGGGTAATCTTTTCAAAATTACCGATATCAGCTAACTCGTTCAGCCCGTGAGCCTTCCAAAACCACGCAGATACCCGGCAAGCGTTTTCCGGTTCCTCTATGAGTTCAGGGTGCTCCACGCAATCAATCCCTAAGGCCATCATCGCTGCTATGTAGTTAGCTAACCCAGTTAGTTCGATCAAGCCTCGGCCTTTGTACTTTACCCCATCGCCAGGGTGAACGTTGCCCAAGTCTGTTCGCCCTTCGTATGCCTCACCTGATGCGAGTTCTTTTACATATCGAAGCTGACCGCTTTCCCATCCAATCTGGGCTAGAAATACCTCTATTCTTTTCTCGTTATTTATTTCAAACTCTGCCATGGCATCGTTCAAAGGTTTAACGAACAGCGAAATTCTATCCTTCGCAAAGGGCATTATCTTCAGTAGTTGGTCTGCGGTAACTGTTGTCACTTTTTGCCCCAAAAGTTATTGCCCGTATCGCCTTTAGCCCCAGTATCGCCTTTAGCGCCCTTGGCTCCTTTTTCGCCCTTATGACCGGAAGGTCCCTTATCTCCAGCTATGCCAATTAGCACAATTGTTTTAGGAACAGTGGGTCGGCTGCCTTCGTATTTTACCGCAAGCCAGGCTGTAGCGGCTGAAGTTAAAATAAATACGGTTAACATCATCTTAAAAACTGTTGGCAATTTGTTTTTCTTCATTCAGGGCTCCCGTGCGAGAATAAGGTAATAAATATTTTTATCATCCATCCGCCCATACCGATGACCATCGTCCCAAGCGTGATGATGCCCCATATCAAGGCTTTGTTTCGCTCGTCCTGCAAAGCCTTGATAGCAGCTGCATTTTCTCCGCACTCCTTTATCAAAGCCTCGTCTGTAGCTTTGATATGCTCCTCCATTTGCGCCTGTTTTTGAACTAGGAGCGCGATATCTGTCTCCACTGATTGCTCATGTGCCATTTTAAGCCTCTTTTGTTGGTTGTTGTTAATTGCCTATTTTTGGAACGTTATTCAAGTGTGCAGCAACGGCTAAAACTTCAAGGCTGGCTTTTTGAGCGTCAACCATTTCATTCCTGAACGATTCAACAGCGGCGGATGTACTTCTTTGTTGCATAGAGTTTTCAACCATGAGGATAGGCATCCACTCTATAGCGCAACCCCATTCGTCAATTTGCTTTTCGGAGGTGGGGTCTTTTCCCGCCAGTTGTATATACCATCTGCATCGATGTATCTCGTCTCCAACTACTTTCTCACAATCAGAGCCTAACGGGCAAGTTTTTACAATCTTGATAGCCATTATAATGCCTCCCATTCTGAACCATTCCAAAAAAGCCGTTTGTGTTCAGGGGTATTTTCCAACGGGGGCACTAGCGTGGTGTTAGGCGGCATATGAATTTCCTCAACGTTAAGGTTTTTATGAAACTCATAACTGCCAATATACTGCATGTTGTCCCCGTACTGATAGGCAGTAATCAGTCTGGGCTCTATCTCCAGGACGACTGCTGCAAAGGGTTCCACAGGTTCTTGCGCGGGCTCAGGATCCAGTTCTTCAACAGTATCAATTTGGTTTTCCATGGCGGTCCTTTAGTTCTTGGTACAGATAATCATGTTGATATAGCGGGGAACCCAATTCACCTGAGAGGATCCGTTATCAGTGCTGCCGCTATGAGTGTGGTTAGCACTAACGCCACCTGTAGATATGCCGGTGGCTGCATAGCTAAGATACGTACCCGAATATGAGCCACCTAGATAAATGCCAGTAGCGGTGCCATAGAGGCTAATCCCAGTGTACGCTCCATATATTCCAATGCCGGTGGTTGCTCCATTCGTTGCCCCGGTATACGTTTGTACGTCACCACTATCAGAAATACCATTTCCTGTGTTGTTCCTAGCCCTTACTATGATAGGGTGACTGTGCCCTGGATCGTTGACACTGTGCGAATGTGCTGGATCGTTGACACTGTGCGAATGTGTTGGATCGTTGACCACATGGTTGTGCCCTGGGTCATTCATCCCGTGAGTGTGCCCCGGATCAGATATTCCGTGGCTATGATCGTTGCTCATGTAGCCGGTCGTGAAACCGTGCGTATGGCTAGGGACCACGTTGTTGATAGTAGGGTCGGAGCTACCTCCAACACCGCCCCCTGAGGTGGTTATAACGCGAAGCATCCGGTTATTCGCAGAGTCACTAACATCCTGCGTCCAGCCAGTCGGAGCCGCTGCTTGTGCAAACGGCATACGTGTGCCCGCCGCAAAGAACACGATGGAATTTATTTGATTCTGAACGAAATGGTCGGTGGCTAATCTGTCACTAGCATCATTTAGCGCCTGGGTGACACCGGTTGATCCGCCAGGTATGTATAGGTTGCCGTTACTGGCCCATATCAAAATCCAATAATTTTGTGCAGCATCAAATACTAGTTCTCCTGTAAGTCCCCCGTAAATTTGTCCAGCTGTAAGCAAACCTTGCCCAGCATTGATAATCACCCTCGGGGTCAATCCATCGGGTGAGAACGTCGAACTTCCAGTATTGGTATGCGCAAACCTAATGCGCTGCACTGTTCCGTCAACCAGTGTAGACGCAGTTAGTGGAACATGGTTTGTGGCGCTATACGCATTTGCAGAACCCGTATCAGGCAAGGTCTGATACATATCATTTTGCTTTACTGCGACCCACCCGATACCGCCACCTGTTTCTGGGGTATTGGTATTATTTTCAAGCGTATTTAGCCAGGTTACGCCCAAATAGTTCGGTGAGGCGACACTTGCTCCTTTAGGATAACCACCGATGGCAGTTGCAAATGCGGAATCCCACGGGATTGAACCACCTGCATTTTGCCAACGGTTCCACGCGCTAATCTGATTAAGGATCCCGTTAAAATCAGCGCCTGACGGCGGGATGCCGCCCGATGCCACAGGTACATCGTTCAAGGGTGGGAAACCGTCTGTGAGCGATGCTGCGCCCGGCGTAATCGGGATTTGCGAAGCGACAGGGATGCTTCTAATGTATCCTGCCCCGGCACTATTTGCAAACGGGATGGAAAACTTTGTAGGTATGTTACTGGATTGCATTTGAGTGCCCTATTAAAGTTGAACGTAGGTTAAAGACACACCTGATGGACGAGGCAAAACATTTGAATTTAATACTATCGAACCTTCCAAGGGAGACAATATCCAACCGAATACATACTCCATAGTCATGTTTTCCCCGTCGGTTACGTAAGCAATCTTTCCCGGAAATAAAAGCTGCAATATCGCGTTAAGGCCGGGTATCGAACCATCCCATATGTTCGCAGCCGCTTTTGCGTATATCAGCAACCTAAACCCGTCGTCAGACAATGCAAAGTTACTGGTTAGATGCTGGCCTAGATAAAAGGGTGATTGCCCGAAAGGGTCGGCACTGATTGTCGTGGCTTCAGAAAAGCCAAAATACTTGGTGGTGCTAATTGCAAGAATACGATTGACTCCGACAATCCTGCCCCATACGTCTAACCCGTATCCTACAGCGGAGCCTACATCCCACACAAAATCTTGGAAATTTTCTATTTTACCTGTTGGGTCGATACATTGGGAAAAATTATCGATCAACCCCATTAAAATTGGGCTATTGGCATATTGGCTTAATATTGTTTTAGTGTAGTCAAACTGCATAGTCCCTATGGAACTATCGCCAATAGCGAATTCTCCGATGCTGCGCACAGGTAACATGATTACCGAATCCTTCTAGCACGAATATTCCCAAAGCTAGTTAATGTGCTGGCACTGAATACCGCTTTATCAACTAGATAAATAGTGGTCGATACTGCTAAACTGATTCTTACTACAGGGCATGGAAACGTTTCGTATTGCGCGCCCGGAACGTTTGGAGCAGTAGCCCATTGCCCGAATGTCCCGGCGGCACCTAGCGTGGACGATACAGTAGATATACCGTACCCTAATAGGGTAATACTGGTTGTGGCAGTTGGAACAAAGGTAACCACCCCAGTTACATCCCAATCACCAGGTGTTAGCGCCACGGAGGTTATGTTGCTTGTGACGCCAGTGGCTAAGGTGTTTGATGAACTTAGCGTAACGTATTCCCCGACACCGCCCACTTGCACACTGTCATTCGTGGTTGTTCCCGTAATACCGACTGTTTGATTTGGAACAATAGCGCCAGGGATAAGTAAGGGATTTGACGCGGTTGCAATAGACAGCGCATGAGTGCCCGTGAAATAGGGAATAGCATTTGCGGATCCAGTTAGTGCAGATATAGAATCTAACGCTGTACTCCAGGCTTGTACATTTGACCCTATTTGAATCCCTAGATTAGACTGTGCTCCAGGAACAGTGGTCGCGCCAGTGCCCCCTGACGATACAGGTATTCCACCTGGCGCGTAATCCATTTTTGAGCCAAAATACCCGTTCCACTGCGCTGTAGAAGGGACTTGCCCAAATACAAAACCTGGAGTGGATTGCGCAGATACAAAAATAGGTATTAGCAAAAACACCAGAGCGAGCTTGATTTTGTTAAACATGAAAATTCCTTAAGTAATGATTACGTTTATGTATGCGGCTGCCGTTGTTGGCATTTGGTTTATCAGTGCCTGCACAGAGGTGGCTAACACTGAAAAAGAATTCATAGATTCACTGCTAACTGTTTGAGGTACTGACACCATATACGTGCCAGCACCTCCTGCGGAACCTGTTAGCTGACTTAAAATCGTAGTTCCGGCGGCAACACCAGTGCCAGAGATAACCTCATTTGTAACCAACGAACCAGAGGATATACCTGTTACTGTCAAAACACCTGTAGGTGCAATTGATCCAGTAAATACGCATGACGGTATTTGCGAGGATGCACCCATTGTTAGATTCAACAAGCCCGAGACTGCCCATGGACCTAAATTCGTTACACCTCCGTAGAAACGACTAGCCAATATGTTTCCGCCGATCTGTGCAGAAGGCCCTCCGTCGTCTCCTATAAAAGAATTCAATATCGCCGCTTGAATTAGTGCAGGCGCATTGGACGGAACTGCTGGACTGTTTTTAATCGATACTGCGAAGAATATAGAAATGTTATTGGGTATTTGAAACGTAACACTATAGGGAATTCCCGGCGATACGTATGGAAAACTTGCATCATACACAGTGATGGTGGTGTTGCCTGTGTAACCGCATCCCAAATTCTTTTTGGACCATATCGCTGTCGCGATAGCAGTAGGGTCACCGCCAACCGCTGCGACATAAAGAGAATTGGGCGCTATCGATACACCACCCAAGCTTATCGTCTCGCTCGCGATAGAAAGGGAGCTAGAAATGTTGTAGGTGCCTGTCCCACCGCTTCCGCTGCCTAAGCTGGTTATATGAACCCCGAAAGGTATGTTTGGTCCCACTACTGCTGCGCCTACTTGAATCGCAGAGGCCCCAGCAACAAGACTAGCAACTGTTAAAACTGTTCCAGCAATCGATCCGGTGCATGTTGCTTGTGCGCCAACAGCAATAGGGCTTGATGTAGAATTGTCCTGCACATACGCGCATAAGACATTAGGAACTTGATACACGGCAGCGCAAATAGCTGCATTGGTGCTTTTTGAATTCAAAGCCACTGACGCTGCGCGGCGAGCCTCGAATGCTGCTCGCGTCTCCACATTATCGCCAAGTGCGCCAGCTGTTGGGTTATTTACACTATCCCATCCAGGTATCGCTTTGTATATCGCGTTCAACGAGTTTGCAGAACAGCTAATAGGGCCAGTCACGGCTCCTTGGAATTCTAACGATATACTGCCTGATACGGGAATCGTGCCGCCCGTTACAGCATTGTACAAATTACCTGCCGTATCTATTGCTACTGTTCCAGCAGGGATTACAGTTCCAGCAAGTCCAGTGCATACTGCTACCACGCTAGTAGCTTGCGCGGGCTTTCTCGTCATAAAATAGATTCTGCCGATAGCATCTTGCATTCGCCCAGTGGCATACGCAGGATCCACCCCATTAGCCAATGCTAAATATTGGTCGTTGCAATTCCCTATGATCGCGGTAAGACTTTGCGCCAGTTGACCCTGCGGCGTAGTCAAAGATGGATTTAAATTGCCTCCAAACGCTGCGTTATTGTCGGCTATAGCACCGGTTAATATGTCTGCCTCGCTTGGGGCGACAAAGCCATTTGGCCCGAAGGTAGGCATTGGAACGTTAGTAGTCATAATATAGTGTTCTATGGTTTATTGGTGAAAAAACCTGCCACTGAGGACAACCCTGCATTGTTGGTAACTTGAACCTGCCCTGTCAAAATACGATCTTTGAAGGACGTAAAAAATACTTGTGCCGCTACTATTTCTGGCACCGTTAATGCAGCGTTAGCAAACTTGGTCCGCATTAACGCAATCGGAGGAAGTTTGCCAAGGATATTAGCCCAGTAGGGAACTCCTTGGGCAGTATCGTAGTAACACTCCCCGCTAAACGTTTTGATGGCACTAGCAGCGTCCTGAGCCAGCGCGTAACCGTCTGTAGCCATCGCGATGTTCCCCGAACTGTCGATGGCAAAATCCCAAGTCTTTGGGACTAAAAACAAAGTGTTCAATTAGGTCCTCCTGTAGTGCCACCTTGTGGGTCATTGTGCGTATGTGTGGCCACACTCTTGCCTTCTGCTGTAACGTCGTTAGTTACGACAACAGGGCCTTTCATAGAGGCTGCTCCGCCACCTGCGCCAAGACCTTGCGATAGCGAGCCGTTCAAGAACGTGGCACCATTTACAGTGAATGTCGGTGTTGTTATTGTCGCTGCGGTAGTGGCATTTAATTCAAACGTCTTGCAATTGATATTTACATCAGGCGCGTTCAGAGAAATAGCTGTTGGAGAAGTTATATTTATTCCAGCTTCACTGAATTCTATCCATTGCACGGGTACGCCATTCAACACGCCACCTATATACAAGCCATCCGCCATATCAAATTTTCTACGGCTACCTGGAGTGGCTTGTTTTTTTGTGGCAGTTACTGTAGATATGTCCCTATCTGCGAACAACGCTATACCTATATCTCCAACCTTAGGGTCCAATATGATTGCATCGGTTCCCCCTTGAAGTCTAAAATACGGACATTTGTAAATAGTCGCATGAGGTTCAGAATTCCAGTTTCCGTCGATTTGATTAACTAGCGGCAGAATGTCTACAAAACCCACGGGAGACACGGAACCTGCGTTAGTTACTTTCACCACCTTTACTAACGTGGCAGTGTGAATTTTAGATAAAATCGCCCATATTAAAAAGCTCTGGGCATTGAAGTCAGTGGAGGTATCTTCAGGTTGTAGAAACCCTGCGTACCCGTCGCCATTATTTTGAATTCCCATAGGGGACCACTCCGTTAAACTGTGTGAACCATTGCCCGTTGGGTGTTTCACTCTCCAGATTATGTTCGATCTGTAAAGCGGTCCATGTTCTATTGGCTACCTCGAGGTCGCTAACTACCTTCACCAAATTGCCGATTCTAAGTAGCGGATTAAATCGTGTTTTAAAAGTCAAACCACCTGTTCCTGATGAGAACGACGGATACCCGATTAACCCGCTACCTGCGGAAATTTCAACAACCTCACCTTTTCGGGACGCGCCGATAGGCCATATGGCTAAAGTCGTCTCGTTTTCTATATACGCGTTTATGTGAGCAGCGCGACGGCAGGCTTCTATTTGATCTTTAATCGTTCCTGGAAAATAAGGAGTAGACAGAATTACCGATACCCCGTTATTCTCAAACGTATATCCTGCTTGTGCCGCCAAGTTCTGCATTATAACTGCGGCATCTGCTGTATCTGGATATGTCGATGGAGGGATTGGCTTAACTCCGATAAACGATCCCGCCACTGCCACAACATTCAAAGCGGCAAAAGGAGGATTGCTCAAATCGATTTGCCCTAGGTTTATCTGACCTTTAAAAACAATAGCTAAGGCTGAATCCATATCCCCAGCTTCAATCAATATGGTGTTATTGCGTTGGATAATAGGATTCGGGTCTACATTTAGCGCCGAGAGTTGATTCATTACAGATTTGGTCAATCCATAGACTTTTACTTGCGCCGTTCCACCCTGAAGTCCGTGGGTTTGAATTATGGCAGCGTCAACTCGGCAATTGCTAACTTTTACTGTATTGGATCCCCCTTCGCCAAAACTACCCGTGCCCAGTCGGAAAGTAAGATCGATCCTTTTTCTTATAAAGGCCATTACGCAAGGTTAGCAATATCTGCTAACTCCAGATAGTAAAACAAGAATCGGCTACCTAGCCCAGGGCTAGACGGGTCGTCAGAACCTTGCATATCTTGGAACATGAAATCTCCCAGAAAGCCTAAATATCTATCCCTAACTAATCGATTCAAATTTTCGCAGATAACACCAGCGTTCAATAGAACATCGTTTAGGTAAAGATCAAAGTACAAGCCTGTTGCTTTTTGATATAGGTTTATTCGGCAATATTGCCCGCCCGCTGTGGTGGTTAGCGTTTGAGAATAAACGTCATTGATTGGGATCAATCTCATTGGATTATCTCCTCACCTGGAGACAGAGAATCACCTGGTTGCACCGTTCCACCGTTTATGATAGAGGCACCACTAGGCGCGATAGTTTTTGAAAAGCTTTGCGTGGCAGTTAGCATAACCTCGTTTAAAACAATGTCAGCGGTAATCATACCCGCGCCATTTTGCGAAGTGCGCTTATATTCGTATGTGGTCACATTCGCGTTCTCATATACCTTTTCCGGTGTGACCACATCGTAGAGGTCTAATGATTGCGCAATCGTCTCCAAATTATCTAAAAACATTTGACGATCTGACGCCGAGCCCCCTTTAGCCATGCGAACATGCGCGATGTACGGAGTTTTAACCTTGTTGTAACTCTCAAATGCGCCTTGTTCCACAGGGTAATCAGCCAACCTCCACTCCCCTCTAAAGGAAACTTCGACAACCGAATCCGCTAAGAGTATCGGACTATCGCCAGAATAGATGCCCCATTGTGGCGCGCTTATCATGGACAAAATCTGCGGAGCATCGGCTAACAATAAGGTAATGGTGTTATTTACCTGTAGCGCATGATTTAGCAGTGATGGGATGCCGAAGGCCATTATTGAAGTCCATTGTTGGCGTTAGAAGCGAAGGCGAATTTTTGCACCGACGGACCGATAGTGCCTGCTATTTCTTTTGCATTTGTAGCAGCGGTATTTATTTGTATCGTGTTTATCTTTACATCTGTTTTCGAGTTATTGCCACCCATGATTCTTGCTCGGGTAGATTGCAATGCGCGTATTTCCTCATCCAATGTCATCGAGGCGTGGTTGTTCGCAATACCTGCGTACCTGCTTTTACCTGTTTTAGGATCGACCGCACTTGCCCATTCTTTGGACCATGCGCTTAACGCGGCTATCATGTTGTTACTTTTGCCACTGATATAATTCCAAATGTCTTTCTGCTTACCCATTACAAGGTATTGCTCGAAAATTTTGTCTTGGGTGGTTTTGTTGAACTTTTCATTACCCGACATACCTAACGCCTTAACAGCGTCGGCGAGGGTTTCTTTAATCACTTGATAGCGTCCTGCTGCATTGAATTGCCCCGCTTTCTGAGCGCTCATAACCTGCGCTACGGTCATTGCATCAAGATTAGCAGTTGACGCCTTGTAGCCGCCTTTCTGACCCGTGTTGACGCTATTGTAGCCGCCCTCTCCCCTAGATAACAGCTTTGCGAATGCAGAATCGGCCAGTACGCTGCTTCGAGGCATTAGGTGAATGCGATCGGCGTCTCCGGGGGGTTTCAAGCCAAGTTTTTCTCGTTCTTGCCTGAGGTATTCTTTTGCAGCCGGGTTTCCCCACCAAGCCATGGCGTGAATAGTTGCAGTCTTTAAAGGATTGTCATCTTTTATACCTTTTTTCTCTTTTGTCTTGGCAACTTCGTTGTATTCCTTAATTTCAGTAGACGCGCTATGTATCCAACCGAAAATGTTTTTCCAGCCCTCCGCGACAAGTTTTAAAATCGGACCTGCGATAGTACCTAAATCAGAAATAGCTGTGGCGACGCCGTCCACGGTAGAATCAATATTCTGATCCATGAATGTTTGGTTGGAATCTGACCATGCGCCCATGTCCTCCACGATTTTCATTACCGCAGGGCTCAACCTGTTCAAAATGCGACGACCTAACGCTTCACCGCGGTCCTTCAGTTCCTCCCATGCAACAGTGCGTTCCTTAGCCAGCCTAAGGTCCTCGTCATTTACGGAATTTAACTTCCTCTGACGATCGAGGAGGACCTCGATTTGACCAGCGGTTTCCCGCAGCATGTTAATGGTGTTTTCGCTGTAGCCCGCCTGCTGCCCTAGAAACTGCGCATCCCCAGGTGTAGCGCGTGCCAACGCCTGCTGAATCATTTTTAATTTTTCAGGCAGTGGTGTAGCGGCATTTAAAAACTTGCCCATGTCTACGCCTGCCTGGGGTAGCCAACGAGTCAAAGCCTCAGGAGCAACACCAAATTTCAATTGTTCGACAAGCTTTTGAGTGGTTCTAAATGCATTGTCGATATCTTCATTACTGCTACCAAATTTTCTAGCAACCCCCTCCCATGAGGACAGTGTTTCAATACTTATGCCCAGCGCGGCAGACAGGCGCCCTACTGCTGCGTCGGATCGAGTTACGTCCCCGATAAATGAAGTTATGCCTTTAGCTGCCATAAAGGCAGTTGCGACACCCAACACCTCATTACGAATTTTTGAGAAACCTTCAGCAACACGTTTCCCAGACAGTTCCATGTCCTTGGTGGTCTTGCCTGATTGGTGTTTCAGCTTCTTTAGCGAGGCTTCAGATTCTTTATTCCCTTTGGTAAAATTCGTGGGATCAAGACCTAGCGTAACTACCAATGCGTCGATAACTGTGGCCACACTTCACTCCTTGATATTTTCCTGCGCCGCTATTCTTTGATTGTGAGAATCCACCGACACTATTTCCAGAAGGGCGTATAAGTCCTCCGTTCCGTAGACTGTATCTAATTCATGTAAGGTGGCTAATCGGCTGGATATTACTGCGCCTAGGGCTCTTGGAACATTAACGTATTCCATATATATGCCGCTAGGCGTTTTATTATCCAGGTTTAGCTCGCGGCGTCGGTAAAAAAATCGGTGTGCAGTGCGAACACCTCCTTACGAAGTTTAAGCCGGGTAACAACCTCCTCAACGTCGTCCTCTATCAAGTAACGAACGACCTGCGGTTTAGCTGGGTCTGGTACGATCTGTATGCAAGAGAACATTTCATCCAGTAGGGGCTTGGCGTCCTCGAAGCGCATACCGCCAAGCATTTTTAAACCCATAGCTGCAACACCCGCTAGACCAGCTTGCGCGATATCGTCTGGAATTTCTACCCCGCCCCTCGCGGCGGCCAGTATCACTCGAACAGCCCAATCCTCAGCTTGTGAGGCGGACATTTCTCGCAGGAGGAACGTCTTACCTTGATCCCGTCCCTCCGCGTCGATTGTTACCAGTGCAGTTTTGCGAGCCATTAGATAGGAGCTCCGAGTGCCGATTCCCATTTGATCTGGAATTTGCGAGGTTGCAGAAGTTTTTTGGCTTCCGATAACGGCGTGTAGTTTGTCAGAATACCGTTAGACAGAATATACGCCTTCCCGATGCTTGGCTGGACCGCTGTACCAAACGCGCTGTAGACTTCCCTGGCTGCTTCTTGTGCAGAATACCAGGCCTCAAAAAAGTCATTAGACTTGCTGTTAGCCTGTAGGGTAACATTCATGTTTTTGATCTGAGGGATCCAGCCTGCTGCCATTCTTCCGTCAGCACCCATTTGGACCTCCGCTGATTCGATCATGTCCATGGAGAACATGTCATCGGTGGCGAACCCTTGAAGCTGCTGAGGTATTGCAAACAGGCTTGTAACACCAATTAGCAGTACGCTATTGGCTGAGGTGATAGAGGACATTACTATTTCCTTTCAAGTGGAATTATTGTACTTCGACCGAGGCGAGGTTAAGTTGCTGTACGCTTCCGCCGTCCATATACCAGAACGTCATTGGCGGAGACTGACGATTGGCGCGAGTCTGAGGAGAGGCAGGCAGAACTTGCAAATACCAACCTTGCGCGAAAAGCGTCTGGTCGATTGGGAGACCTGCTGCGGTATTTACTTCCGCAGCTTGCGAGGATGATAGAACGACACCTGGCTGGAAAGCCCCGAAGTTCAAACCTTGCAAAATAACATTCATGCAAGCGGCACGAATCAGACTGTATCCTACCGTATTGTACGGGATGCTTTTCACGCTGGTCAAAAGAACCATTAGCGAAAGCTGGAACTGATTGTTTAGCCAAATCTGATCCACGTAGCTATCAGCCCATTCAAACGCGCCGCTAATGCTGCCCGGATAGAAAAATACAAACCCGTCGTTTGCTGTGGCATACGAACCATAAAAATTGTAACCGTTGGCGATTAAATTGTCACCGGTGGTTTGGTCCGTTACAGTAGGGTTCATACCTGATTGCGATTTAAACGCAAACGTGGCACGCCCTTGCAACTCGGTAAAATCAATCGATGCAGCCATACCGCAAACAAACGGCGCCAGAGTACGATCTGGATCGTAGATAACAATCGACCCGTCCGTTTTATTCGTTTTAAGAAGGTAGCCAAGGCTGGTTGTAGCTGCGGTGGATTCTGTTGGAGTGATATCACCATCCGACACCGCATAAACGTACCGCTTATTTTGCAAACCATTCCAGTTGGCAAAGGCTTGTTTAAGCGTATTGCCAGATCCGCCGTCAGGGTCCACTAACGTCATAAAGGACGCAAAGTTGGTGGTCTTGTTAATGATCGCGTTCATCAAGACACTAGGGGTAGTGGCACCAGCCCCTTGCGATAGCGTGGCACCTGTCGCGGAGGTTAGTTTAAGACCTGTGGACAGCGTTCCTGTTGCGAAAGCCGCTGAAGAATTCGCGCCAGTGAAACCCGAGGTAATAACAAATGCACCCGATACGCTGTCATAACTAACAGCAACGTTAGTGCCAGATGCAGTCATAGGTTGACCGACGCCGATCGTGGACGATTGGCTCAAAATGTAAGTCCCGAGGCCGCCAGTGCCCGTGCCCAGTGCAGTGATAATGCTATTCGCCGTTACGCCAGAACCTGTGACAGTCTGACCGACTGCAAATGAGCCCGTAAAGGTGCCTGCGACCGTCATAGTGGTGCCAGAAATCGTCCCGAGTGAGCAAGTAGCGGCCTGAGGCGGCGAGGCGTTTAAGCCCGATTGAATCAGAGTTGCGGCAGCGGAGAAGCTTGCAGCGCCCGACAGATCGACAGAGGCGGCGGTGCGGGTGTACCCGTCGATAGCCGCAATCACTGAACCTGTGCCGAGTGCATTGATATCTGCCACAGCCATTGCAGAAACGTTGCCGCCACGAAGGTAGCCCGCAACAGCCGATTGGTTGTATTGCGCAAACAACATTGCGCCCGGTTTGATATTTGAATTTTCAAACCCTGCGAAATAGATATCCGCATTGGTGCCCTCGGATGACGAGGCTCCGAAAAAAGCTTTAACGCCAGTAGGTGACGGGAACGACAGCACAGATCCGATAGGTACTCGGGTGCTATCAGTTAGAATCAGTCCGGAAAGATTAAGACCGGAACCGCCTGCGCTCAAAACGCTAGGGTTCACCGTTACAATAGCGCTTGCTGGAATTGTGGACATTTGTTACTCCAAAAAATATGAATCAAAACTATCGTTAGGTAGGTGGATAAACTGCGTCCACATCGATCAGGTTAATCGCCAATTGTGCTGCAAAATCTTGTGCGTTGGTAAGGACTGGATTGCATTGCATGACTAAATCGATAGACCATCTTAGCTCTATCTGCTGTTCGCCATTTGTAAAAGGCATGTGGCGTGGCTCGCTCGCGTATAGCGGCCTAACGTCGTATATCGATTCCGCAAACTTATCGAAACCGAAGTCAGATTGAAAGAGTGTGGTTATAATTTGCGTATAGTCCGCACTCAAAGGACCGTGTACGTCAACCTGCATCGTAACCTTAGTAGGCTCCGTGTCTTTTCGTATCTGCGGGTCGTCGGGGTATCCATCTGAGTATTCAGTAAAATTAGTGGATAATCGTTCTCGTAGACCTAGAGGACTCATTAAAATATAATCGGGTGCAACAGGTTCTGATACCCTGTTGTCCTCGCCTCTGACAATTTCCATGCCTATCGGCATGATAGCTAATAGAAATTGTCGAAGAGCTATGAACGTTTGCGCCTCTGTCAAACTTAGCGTTATTGCCATCACATTCCTTAACTGGTTTGCTGGGTAACTGCAACTTTAACCCAACCGTCCGCTGTAACCCAGTTTTCTAATATCTGCACAACCATCCAAATAGTACCATCTTTAAGCGTTACTAAATCTCCGCCCTTAGAGTCGGGTCGCGACACACCTTCCCAATCACCGCTTATATACATGGCATGTTTTTCACCATTCATATTCACGCCTTCAAGCTGAATCAAATCCTTATACGTCAAGGACTGCATTTGAATTTGGACAGTGACAGGGTTGGTAAAACTTGGTGTGCGGGATCCGTCGGGGTTTGTAATGGACCCTGCTGATTGCCGGTATTGCCCTAGAACATAAGGATTAACTGCGCCGACAATCGGGCCCACTATGTTATGCAGATTCATGGTTATGCGGCATACGAAACGCTGTTAATGGCGCCGGTATTTGCACCCGCGGAACTGGTGACTAGCAGCGAGCATTCAATGGCGATATGCTGACCTGGAACAAGGCCAGGGCTGGTTATAGTGAACGACAAATCAGCCGCAATGGTAGCAGGCAATGTCACGGCCGGAGTTACGATAAGCGCAGCCTCGACGCCCTTTGTTTCCGTGTATGCTGCCACTGTAAGGTTTGTGCTGGCCGCAGTAAGTGTGCCTGCACCGGTAACCACAGCATTCACTGTAATCTGGATGGATGCGCCGGGAATGTATGTGTCAGGCAGATCGAATTCAAAAAAAGCTTTATCGGTTGTGGCGCTGGCTGACGTTGTCTCACCAACCAATTGCATACTCGTTCCAGCGGTGCGAGCGATTCCGCAGGCGCCGCCAGTAGCTGTTGCACTTAGCCCAACACCCGTATCCGCCTTGGCATCTGTCAATCGCAGGTATCGCTGTGGCAAAGTTGCACCGATTGGAACAAACGTCACGGACGGGTCAGACAACACTTGACCGTTTTGAACGCTGGCAATGTAAAGTATTCCGCCGGGTACGACTACTGAATCCACCTTCAATAAATTTCCGCTTCCAGCGGACGTTTGCGAGGACAGAATATTTGTTTTCGAGGGCATGCTAACTCCTTAATGTACGGCGTTCAAATTTCAAAATTGTGGCAGACTTGCGAGTGGTTGGATAAAAGAATTCAATCCAAAACGTTAAATACAGCGGCCATAAAATCAACATGATAGCTACTCCAGTTTAACTTCATAATCTACGCTGTTAAGCATGTGTGAGGTATCGATCAAAGGTTTATCAATCGTGGTTGTTCGCTCTTGGTTTTTGTACTTTGCCAGCCGTGCCCTAACTGTCGATTCCGCCAGTTTAGGAGAATTGGTATCTATAATCGATTGCTGCATTTCACCTTTTATTTGGAGGCCCATCAGGTTTAGCGTTTTCTCGGCATCGTAATCTGTCGCCTTAAGTAATGCGGCAGTATCTTCGCCCCAGTGGTCTTGTTCCTTCGCGATCATGTTTCGGATAAATGGGCGAGGAGGCTGATTATGCGAAGGCACGCCAAACTCATTTAATGCTGCGACCAGCGGCACCGAAGTGCCGTCCGGATAGGTCGCTCCTGCCAGAAAGCCAACGTTGACTACAGCTGGAGATTTTATCTTCCTTACATAGTCTTTTAGGCGTTCTTGAAGCCGATCACCTCCTTTAAAAGTCGAGGCTACCATCGCGGTGTCCTCTCAAAAATTCTACGTGGACCAGGCGTGTATTTCATGCACCTGTATCCTGCTGAAGCTTCCCAGAACGCGGCACCGTACTTCGTTTGAACAAACCACGCCATAGTTCCTGGGGTTTGGTCTGCGTACTGGGTTTGTACTGAAACACTTCCTTCTGTCGCGCTATTGATGCGCCCTACTAGAGGAGAGGCGGGCTGTCCTCCAATAGGAGCGTTCAATGCTGCGATATGGGCGGTTATCATATTCAATAGCATGGATCTTACACCATTAACGCTATCATCCTTTACAGGGCTGGTATCTGTGTTATCGCAATACAACTGCGCCTCATTGAAATATGCCTGAGCTAATGGCTGAGGCACGTATGAGGACAATTCGGGATACCGAATAGCCCATGAACCGTAATTGAATGCGACCGCAGCCATGTTAATCGTCCTTGTCGGAAAGCTTTTTGATACCCACAGTTTTGTCTTCCTGCAGCATAGGTTCCAGGCCATTTTTCAGACCAGCGTATTCCTTGGACTTAGCTACCGTTGATTCGCTTTTTTCCATAGCGAAAATCAGACCGTTTGCAACTGCGGGAAGTTCTTGATGCTTTGCCATCCAGTCCTCGAAATACTCGGACGGAACGCCTTCGGTAATTCCAAAGCCGCCAATAACACGGGACGAATTCGAGCCTCGAATGCTGACGCGACGTAGAGGCTTGCCCGGCTCGGCAAAATCCAAATGCAGGCCATTAGGTAGTTTGCAACCAACAGTTACGATATTGTTGGATTTTTGCACAGGGATTGGGTTTTGAACTGCTGCCATTTTAATTCTCCAAAAAGAAAACCACCTAGAGTTACTAGGCAGTTTTCTAGGGTTGTAAAGCGTTAGATGCCGAGCATGGACGCGACGGCGTAAGGTTGCAGAACGACCGCGCCCCAGGTGCCTTGCGATTTTTTCTGTTTGAAGGACGAAGTGTCCCGCACGATTGCATGTGCCCGCATTTTTTCGGTGAAGGAACAATAGCCGGTCTTTTGACCTTCGATTGTTTCTGCGATCATTTGCATAAGGTTCCCGGTAGTCGAATTGGCGTACTGGGTAGCCGTTTCAAAACGAATGTTAGGGAAATTCTTTTTCAACAGATCGTACACATTCACGTTGTATTGATTGGTGGTCGTCAACGCAACACTGGACGCCGGCGACGTTGCAAGGACCAAAGATGCGTCCATTTCAACGAGGCCGCCCGACTGATTGACCAGCTGGGTGAACAGCGCTTGAATATCCGTGTAAATCTCATTCGCCGTTGCAGTCACCGAGTTATTGGTGATCCAAGGCCCTGAGGCGTTACTGTTGAAAACCTTGATGCCTGGAGCGATCGGAGGCAGCAACGCCGGGTCATTCAATAGACCATAGTTTTGCAGACCTGCCACGCCGTAGAAATACGTGTTGTTCTGGAATTTGTCCAGCACGATTGCCGAGGCGATGTTCAACTGGGAAGCCCAGTCGATCTTGGCGAGGGACGACACTTCCAGCTGACGTTCGCCCCATTGGGTCATGGTTTGATAGTGATACGATTGCCGCTGCGGGAAGGTGGCATTCGCATTGACCGAACCGCCTTCGTTATAGTCACCGTATGTGGTGACCTCGCCGGTGTTTTCAATCGTTGGGAATGTCGCTGTCAACGTTGTCCAGTCACCCTTCTTGGCTTCGCCAAGAATTTTTGCAGCTTTGTTTTTGGTGACAAGCACCTTGACAAATTCCGGGTCCAGGTAATTAGCCAGATACGCAGGAATGCCTGCATTGCTGACTGTTACCATTGCTGGCTGGGCATCCATCGCCATGCGGTCGGCCAGATAGTAGTCGAACGCTTCCTTGACAACAATGCCAAAAGTCTGTTCGAGAACATCTAGTTCTTTATTGCGGATAAGTTTCATTTCATTTCCTTGTAATTAGATCGAACAGATTAACCCAGGGCCCAGGAACTGATTTTCACCAGTTCGCCGGCACCACCGTTGCTCATGCAAACCCATTTGGTTTCAACGTTGGAATACACGCCGAACGTTTGCGCAGTGATGGCCGTTTGATAAGTGTCGGTCAAATATGTACCCGCGCCACCCAAGCCAGTCAGATTTGGATTTTGTGCACCCGTTGCAGTGATGGTGGTTCCGGCGCCGACTGTGGCGCCAGTGACCACATCGTCAAGTCCCCATGTGCCTGTGGACGTTGCGTCCACCGTCAAGAACATAGCGTTGGCTGCTGTCATGGTACCCGCAGTCACTGCGGTTGCCGCCACCTGATTGGTCAGATAGATGCCCGCGCCGCCTGTCCCAGTGAGGACGGATGTGATTTTCGTTCCAGCTGTGAGCGAACCGCTAGAGGCAACCGCCAACGTTTGACCGACAGCGAACACGCCGGACGTATTAGCGCCCGTCAAGATCATCGTACCGCCCGACATAGTGACTGTGGTACTGGCAACCGTTTGCGAGATATTGACCGAATAGGTGCCCGTACTGCCAGTGGTGCCTGTCAACTGCGCCACAACAGTCGTTCCGGCAGCAACACCCGTGCCCGTCAGAACTTGCCCAGGACCAACTGCCATCGTAGCTGCACCCAGGGCGCTAACTGTCATGGTTGTACCTGCGATAGACGCGGTGCAGGTATTGGTAGTTGGCAGAGTTGCGCCGGTCGTTGCGGATACGATCTTAGCCAACGTTGCTGCTGTTGCACTTGCGCCGGCAGTAGGCGTACCAGTAGCTGCAAACGACACCTTGCCGTTTGAGTTATTGGCATATGCTTTCATGCCCGCAGTTGCAGCGGCCGTGCCGTCGTTTAGCACCCAGAAATCACCAGCGCTATGCAGCGTTAGCGGATACCCTTGCGGCACCAAATACGAATTGGACGACAAGAAGGCAGTAATCAGCGCTTGCTGTTCACGGTGCACGAAACCGGAAGGCAGACCAGCGCCGAAGCTGTTAACCGAGTTGTACGCATCGACCTCACCCGTATTGATGTTGCTGAGGCCGTTGGACGCAGCCCACGCAAAGCGGCCAACGAAAACGCCGGCAGCACCTGCGACCAGTGAGCCCGGTCCAGCGAGAACCGAAGCGCGGGGATTCGCGGATGCGAAATCGCCGGCTTGGGCTGGTGCTGGTTGGACATTTACTTGTGTTTGAAACTGAGACATTTGTTTCTCCTATTAACCTGAATGTTGATTAGCCGAGTTGGATGATTCCGCCTGCTTCAGGGAAGCGGGTTTTGAAATCGGTGAAAACCTTGCCATCGACCGCAAGACGTTTTGCGGGCATTGCCTGCTCGCCTTGTTTTTGAAGCATTGCCACCATTGCCTTGTAGGCAGCTGGAGGAACGCCAGTGAGGTCAACGTTGTTGGCATCAAGCGCCAAACGATAAACTGCTTCGGCGCTGTCTTGTGCCATCACTTCACCGATAAATGGGCGAACGATGTTTTGGGCTTCCACGATCGAACGCATACGCGCCATCGTGTTTTGTTCAGCTTGGCTTACGGCTTTTTGGATTGCCGCATCCATAGCCGCTTTAGACACTTCAGGTTTCACAGGAGACTCCTTATTGGAAGTTGGAATGGCTGGGGTTCCAGGTGTAGCAGGAGGTCCTGCTTTCGCTGGTGCTTCGGGTTCATCGTCAAGCCCTGGTGTAGGCGCTTCGGGTGTTGCGCCGCCTTCGAGTTGCGCCACTAATGCTTTGATTTGCGCGACGATTGAGGCAACGTCATCATCATTGCCAGGTTCTGCCGCTGCGGCAGCTGGCGCCGCTGCGGCAGCTGGCGCTGGTTTTGCTTCAGGCGCTGCCGCTGGTGCAACACCTAGAAGCTGTTGAACCATTGCCATATCTTCGTCGCTCAGTTTGCCCGTCAGGAACGCAACGATCTTGTCCATCGGATCGCCTTCTTCATCGTTTCCAACAGTGGCGCTTGCAGCTTCAGCGACTTGTGGCGATACCGGCTTTTTCTCTGCGGGAGGAAAATCGTCCTGACCGAAATTGTCATCGTCAGGGCTTCCCGCATCGTCCAGCTTGTTGAGAGTATCTGGCGCATCGTTCAGGTCCTCGTCTTTGGCAAGTTTGCCGCGAGTCATGACCTTTAGACTTTCGAGAATCGCTGGTTTTTTAGTTACCCAGTTAGCGTGGGTAACGCCAGTCAGCAATCCATCGAGACCAGGCATTTTTGCATCGGCAGCAAGTTTGGGCTTGAGGTAGACCGCTAGGGCCCCTTTTGCCATCGCTGCCATCCGCGACAAACCAATTTTCTTTGACATAAAGAACTCCATGTTGTCTCCGACAAGGACGTCCTTGCCGGCTCTACCTTGCTCCACTAACGCTACGTGGTTTCCTACAATGTTTCGCATGACGCCATCATACTTAACGCCATCCGCCTCGCCAGGTGTCATGTCAGCCTTATAAAGGTAGCCACATGACAATTCCTTTTGATCGTCGCTTTCAACTCGCTTGATATACTCCTCGTCCCATATCACTAGACTATTTTTCAGATAAGGGGCCTCGAACACTGCATCGGTGCCTGTGCTACCTACCACAATACTTTTCTGCGGGTCAGTTGGCGATACTGCTTTATGCACGGATAGGAGTTGAACGTTATTAAATGTCGATGCTGCTTTTGCCAGTTCCTCAGGGTCTCGATACATTTGATAAATCTTATCGGGATCGAGGCCTAGCTCCTCGCAGTTCGGAATCTCTTGCCCATAGTACGGACATACATTCGCCTTGCTGATATTCGTAAGGCTCACATGCAAGCGTCCATATGTGTCATAGGACCGTACACTGCCTTTGTCGAACGTTAGGGTTTGTTTGGTTCTAGTTTTCATTTAAAATCTCCTTGGCAAACCAGGTATGATCGGACGCCCGATGCACCTGCAACGAATCGCAGTGCCAGGCCATACATAGCAGTTGTCTTCCTCAGACCATTTGCCTTTTTCAATATCGTATTCCTCATGGTCCCATTTTTGATGCTCAGGACGAGGATCCTTGCCTGCGTGAGAGTGCATCCAGACACCTTTGGTTATGCCCAGTTCTAACTCCCTGGCGCGCTTAATCGTCGCTGTCGCCTTGTTGTTCTGGTCTAGCGCTATGAATGCAGCGCGACGTTTGGTAACACCAAACGCATGTGTCAAGTCATCGACAAGCTGCTTCAAGTCGCGCCCTGTTTGTACTGAGCGCATGACCATCCCTTCAACGCTGCCCAAATACTGTTGCGGTATAGACTTTATCAATCCGACCTGTTCGCCGATCGTCGCTTGGAGTACATCGTTGACCTCTGCGGTCAGTTTGAACGAAACAGCGATTCCCGAGGCCTTTAACATCGATGCTAGGGTCCCAGAAACCCGCTCAGAGGCGTTTTGTGCAAAATATGCTGCTAGTGCTGGCGCGAGGTTTGCAAATCGCTTGTTCCAGTATCTGCCCAGCCGTTGCATGATTTTCCGCAACTCTACCGCGGGGCTCGCGTCCAATGCCATTTCAGGAGGATTTGCGCGATACCCTGCGCTAACCCAATAAACTATCGATCTGTGCATTTCATCGATGGTATCCTGTAGCTTTTTGCGATATGCAATTTCCAACCCCGCATTCGGATGCAATGGCGTTAATACAGTTTGTGCCATTTAAATAGCCTTGTACTTTTTTGCAAAGCATTGTTTGGCAATCTCCACAAGCCTAGCCATATCTTTGGTATCTTGTTGAACCCTGCTGACAGTTACCAAAATACACCCGCCTTCTTCGCGACAAGCTTTGGCAGCTACTTCACTTATCGTTACCGTCATAGTAGTACCGGTAATTATTCCGTTTTGAGGTTCGGGAGGTGCATCTGCGTACACTGCAATAGAGCCTGACAATATCAAAAACAGCGCGGTCAAAATAAACATTGCGGTCCATTTAAATTTCACGATAAGCCCCAGTTAGGCAGGTTTAACAGCGGGAACAGTTTTAGCAATAGGGCTGGCAGCTACCGGAGCCACTGTAGCTACCACAGCTGGTGCAGCCGCTTTAGCTGGCGCTGGATTCTGCATTGCAGGATCTTGTACTGAGCCACCTTCACTCCCGGGATCGTCTTCCGGACCGCCGGGCGGGACTTCGCTCCCGGGAGGAGGTGGCAACACTGCGTCCAAATCCAAAGAGGCATATGGACTATCTTCCTCTGCTGCAATTCTTTTGCGAGATTCAATAGGCATAATTACACCTGCGTTAATCGCCGCAATGTCGGTATCCATTTCTGTCTTGCGAACATTGGCAATGCCCAATTCGTCAAGTGTCCAGAGTGGTTCCCATTTAAAACCTATGTCTTTGTCCACTTCCCCGAACAAAGACAACTGGATGAAGTTGATAATGATCGTAAGTGGTTCGGTGCATGTGGCTTCCTGTTCTGCCTCGATACCATCATAGAAGCAGCGCATTTCACCATCACTCGAAGCATTCAATCCGCTAGGCGTTATGCCTAACAGCTTAACGAGAGGAATCCCGCTAACCGCCGACATGTGTTCCTGCGACTGCGCCTGCAAATGATCTAGCCCGCTTATAGGAGCCGCTACGTTAACAAAGTCCTCAGACGCCATATCAAGAGCCAGCACACCCGAATTGCTTTGATACTGCGTGAACAGTTCAATCCGATTAAATAAATCTGCGCCTGCCCCGCCTTTCAGAACATCCGCCATATTTGTTTTCAACACTGAGGTGGAAAACTTGAATAGCAAATCGGATACACTTTGCCGAGTGCGTAGCCAGTTATCGATATAAGGCTTTGCCATCTGAGACAGCGACAACCCTCCGAACGAATACGCTGGTTTAAGCAAATCTGGAACCTTACGGCTAACGATTGTCAAGAGCCTACTGGAATGCAGCAACCTGCCCTGAACGAACCAGTTTTGCGGTGCAAAATAATCCTCGCGCAAAGGGTCTGAGGCGTTATACGCGTTCGGGTATGTCCACACTGGCTCGATTACTGCAAGCCGCTTTAATCGCTTAACGGGCGTTATTTTGGCGCCAGACAGATCGCCCGTGCCGCTACCGATAGGAGTTTTAAGTTCCTCGGGGTTCTCACTATCGCCTGTGTCCAGATAAATGTGCGAGCGCCCGAAGAATCCATCTAATTCAAGCGCCTCACGGAAAACGTCCTGTACTTTGAGGCGTTTCATTTCGGCTTCAATAAATGCGATCTTTTCTGTTACGTCGCTGTCGCCTGTGGCTTGCAGCTTTATCCACTTTCTCGTCATTTCTTTGGCGATGGTTTCAGAAATGCGACGATATTCTGGACGCTGGGACAATTCAGCAAGATAGGGATACCCTAGAAACCCAATGCCTTCGTCAAACAATGCGTTACGGCTTGCCCATTGATAAGGCCCGTCGACCCCGTCGTCCATAGCCATCTTAGCCCCTGCAGGAACTACGCCAGGTGGTGGGACAGCGGGTTTAAACGAATCAACAACCATGTCATTCGCCAGCAGCTTGCTTCTAGCTCGGGCCTCATTGCTTATCTTCATTGGCGCCTTTATAGGCTTTGCCCTAAGTCGAAAATTTTGCATTAAAAGAGCCCTTGATATACGATAAATTGAGTCACTTGGGAAACCTGAGCATTACCAGCCGCTTGGAACAGATATTGATGCAACCCTACTTGTGCAGTCAGGTAGTCAACGTGATAATTTCCCACGCTGTCGTGGACCACATCGGCAGTAACATCCAGAATCGTGTTGTCAGGCTGCTTAATGCGAGCAGTCAAGATAGTGGTATCAGCAAGGTCACCTGTGACTGTGGTTATCTGCGCTGTTAATCGTAAAAGTGTTCCCGCGGTGTACTGGTTCATGCTGCATCCTGTATCGTGATTTTGTATAAGGCAAAGTCACCAATTATTATAAAAGCAGGTGCTGAAGCTTCAATGTACGGAGTAAATGGACCGCTACCTGCAAAGCCTGTAGCAAAAACCCCGCTCAATGGAGATGGAACAACTAACGCCGCAGATTCTAACGAACTTACGAAAGAGTTACCTGCTACGCCGCCTAGTTGCGAGTTAGTGGTTATCTCTAAGTGTTCTGACAGATCGCCTACAAACCCGTCGCCTTCAACTCCGATTGACACCACACTGTTTAATAAACCAATGTCGCTTGTTAAGCATTCGGCAAATACGCCCGCAATCGTCAATGGCGTTTCTTTATATACGCTTAAAGGTTGCGCGTAACCTGCGCCGCTTATCCCAGACAGCAAATACGGATTATAGATACCTAGTGCGCCGATCGCAAAAGTAGCGAACACCCCGTCCATTGAGGGAGAGGCATCTACTTTTGCACCGATATCTCCACTGACGCCTGCGCACCCAACACCTAAAACAAAACCAGAAGTGGCATTTTTAAGATCGCCAACCAGTCCGATGCCATTAACACCCAGAGGATGATATTCTGCCCCGATTAGAGCAGCCAGGGAACCAACGCTACTTAGCGCAGAGGACCCTACTATACCAAACGCCTCTGACAGACTTTCGGATAAAACTCCTGTGCCGCTTGTTGCAAATACACCTAACACAGAGGTTGTGGAAGCGGAGCCTACTGCGATTGTAGCGCTCGCAATGCCTGATGCAGATACTCCGAAAATGTTCTTGGCGCTAGGCACAAACCCTACGGCACCTATTGCGCTAACACCTGATGTATTAGCGCCAACAGCGTGAGATATATTACCTGTTACCGCATTTCCTGAAACACCACTAACGAATGACGTCCTGGCGGCTGAAATAGTTCCCGCGCTGCCGATCCCTGCAACACCTGATATAACAAAGCTAGTCAATACGGCAGTAGAAATATTGCCCGGGAGTGCTGAAGCAGTAACGCTAAATATTACCCCGCCTACAGAAACTCCATCCAATGCACCTGCTGACGAAATACCAGAAGCGCCACTAAGCGAACTTGTGGAAAGACTGTCTGACAATTCGCCAACTGATATTGACGCACCTACTCCGCTAATCAACGTGGACGAGGTTTCAGAAAAAGTAAATACACCAACTTGCCCAGAACCCGTAACGCCGTCCAGTTGTTCCAGGTTCATAAAAGAGCCAGCATCTCCGGCGCCAGTAACACCTGCCACAGAACCCGCTGCAACGCTTAGACCTGGCGCACCTACGCTGCTAACGCCTGCGACACCCGTTATGGATGGTGTAGCATTTATACTGGACCCAGTGTTAGGAGCAAACGCGATCAGCTGCGAGGACCACGTATCTCCGCTAGATCCGCCTGACGTTGTGGTTACAAAGTTACCTGTAACTACCTTGTCATACAGTGATGCAGTGTTGCCTATCGTTTGAATATTCGATGACGGGCCTACACCGTTACGCTGGGTCCAAAAAGTATTCGGATTCCATGCTGTTGCAGCAGAGTGATTAACCGCTGCGTACACCAGCAACGTATTATTTAAACTTGTCGTTGCGCTGTTTGCGGTAATCGTTGTTCCACTACCGCTGTTTGTGCTAACCACATGCACTGGAGAATTTGGATCAACGTCTTTTAGATCCCAGATAAATCCGTTGATATCTGCGGATACGTCTGTAGTCCAGGTGTAGCTCGCGGGCTCACCTGCTGCCATCTTCCTATACGTGTTCTGTTTGGTCGTTGTCCCTGAGGCGCTAATCAACTGCCATCCCGACGGTGGCGTAAGAGTTGCAGTGCCTGTGTACCCTATGTTAGCGAACAATAGATCGCCATCCGCATGGGCTGGCACATTGATAACTAAGGACGTTACCCCATTAGCAAAATTATGCGCCTCTGCTGAAAACGTGCCCGATAGAGGATCTACTAAAGCTTGCCGAGGTGTTCCACCGCCACCGACATTGTTTTGGGCATTATTATTTACAACCTGTAGCGCCGCCATCAACTTGCCGAAATCGTTCGACCAGGCTGTTCCACTACTCGCTACGCCGCCCCATTGTATGGGACCGTATCCCCAGTCATTGGTAAATTGAGTTTCCCATGACTCGTTTGTTACGGCATTGTTTTCTGCGCAAATCTGATAAACATTTTGGTTGGCATTAAAACTGTCAACTACATACGCACCATAGTTCTGCAACGTCCAAGCTAACAGCTTTGCAGGCGCAGTGCTAAGACCTAACTGGTTTGCGGCTAAATTTACAGAAGGTGGTATGGCTAATAGGGCGCCTATTTTTAGTGCAGAGTTCGTTCCGTTGTAACTATACGAATCTTTCTTAGTAGCAGGCCAACGATATCCACCTGATCCATTCGCTCCGTTGTATAGGACCGATTCGTCCAGATTAAGCTTTAGCGCATGAGTAGGCCCTATCGTTTGGCCTGGGCGCAACTCACCAAGCCTTAGGGAACCACCTATCGCAGAAAGATCCGACCCACCGTGACTGCCGGCTTCCCCAGTGCTGTACAGATCAACATCTGGAAATGCCTCAAAGCATGTAGCGATACCGCTAGAGGTGCAACGAGAAAACGCTACCGCTTGTTTCAACGTGCGGTAGTCTGACATTAACGCTGCGCTGCACTCGTTTTTATTGTCACTAGGTACAACAAAGTTATTCGGAATCGGGATTGTCTGTTGAACCCCGCCGCTTGTTGCGCATCGATCTCCGCCCCAGCCGCCGCTGCTAAGATAGACTGGCGTCAATGGCGATGTTGGCGAAAGAATGATGGGTTCTCTATCGACACTAGGACACCCTGCTCCGCTGCTAGGAGTCGCAGGAAGATTAGCCGCCACATACGCTGCGCCCGAACCGATCGGCGTATTCCAAAGACTATTAACAGAAAACGGAGTGACATAGGGGTTTCTGAAATTAGCCATTACGCCGCCTTCCAGAGCCAGTCTGGAACAATCTCACCAACCTTGATCGCATATAGTGCAAAGTCATCCAGTTCAATAGAGGCAGGGATTTTCAAAATCGGCAGCCCTGCGATACTCTCAACAATGCCATACATTGGGTCTGCATATAAAAATGGGTTTATATAAACACCCACCGACCCAACAAACGAATTACCTGCCACACCGCTGATGCCAAGATTTATAACTGAAATATTGCCGGCGTTACCATTTGCGAACACGCCTGCAAAGGGTAGTTTTAAAGAATACGCGAATGCGCCAACAGATCCAGTGGCCTCGATACCGTCAACGTATAAGGTAGTGCCTCGTACAGCTTGCGATACACTGCCTGTAGCAAATACTCCCAACGTGGCGTTATCGATAGGAGTTGATACCGTTTCAACGTCACCTGTGGCAGTTACGCCTAAACTATCGATCAAAAGTATGCCAGCAACTACGCCTGGAACTATGCTACTGAAAACACCTAAGATAGAGGGCTGGTTGTCCTCGCCTAACCCTAAGTCGCCTGCAACCCCTACACCTTCAACCCCATTAGCACTCGCATTGCTGCTGAATACCGAAACAACTGCTCCCGCAACGCCTGTGCCTTCAATCCCTGCCATAGGGTTGATCGTTTGAGCGAAACCTACTTGACCAACAACACCTGTGCCAGATACGCTGCCGAGTTTCGCTATAACATCGGCGATAATCGATTGGACAGCGCTAGTTCCTTCGACACCCGCGAGACCAGACGCAAACGACCCGATCAAGGTGGCTACAGAGCCCGTAGCGGCTACGCCTGACGCAGTACGATCAACACTACCCGCAATCGATCCGACAGCGCTAGACGCGGCTACGCCTGCGATAGACACAGGCAAAACAAATTCATCGATATGCGGAGTTATTACCCCTGCGATACCGATAGACGTAACGCCAATAGCAGTTATGGCGGCAGTATAAATTGCTCCGATAGAACTTGTGGCCTCAACACCGCCAACTGCGCTAATTACATCGAGGACTATATCGGAAATGCCTGTAGTCCCTTCAACACCATCTATTGATGGAGAGGAACCTATAATGTCTTGTACAAAACCTGTAGCGCTCACTCCGTCTGGCACTACTTGCAATTCCGTTCCGCTTACTACAATGTCGCCAGGTAAACAACTGCCTTCAACACCGTCAGGTAAGCTGGAAGTATCTGTAACTAGATCGCCAGGAAATCCTATTCCAGACGAATCAGATAACGATAACGCGATAGCGGCATAGATATCACCACACTGCCCTGCTGCCTCGATACCCGCTGCGTCGTTGCCCGATTCTGCGGAAACGCTTTCTACTGCGGCGGTGCTCTCAACTCCGTCTAAAAAATAACCTGCGACGATTAAACCAACTGCACCAGTTCCTTCAGTGCCTCCTATTTGAGGCGATGCTACAATAATACCTACAGAACCTGTAGCTAAAACGCTAGGCAAACTAACGTCAACTTCAGTTAAGGCAGATATATCTCCTACTGAACTTGTAGCCTCAACGCCATTTTGCAGGTCTCCGCCAGCGTTACTAAAAACCTCGCCTGCTAATCCGGCAACCTCAACACCGAACTGGACAAAAGTAATGCTGCTGGTTTCTGCGTAAGCTTCAACACCGAGCAATGCATTATCGATTGCGTAATCGAACGAACCGACTTGCCCTGTTCCATAAATGCCAGGAGCAATAGAAATTTGTGTTTCCAACAAGGACGATTCGTTCAAATAACTGCCTAGAACAAATATGTCCTTCGTGCTGTCATCATTTACATAAACAAAGCTGCTACCAGTCCATATTGAATATTGACGACCAGCGCCTACATTGGTTACGACGGCGATAGACGAATCCCAAACTAAACCTGACGCAGATACGCCTACGAGGCTAACGCTGCTTGAAAACGATGTGGTCAATAGACCTACATCACTTGCGGCAGATACTCCTAGCGCGCCTACGTCAAGTTCAGAAACGATATCTGCCGCGTTACCTGCTGCCTCAACACCAACAAGCGATAGATTGGAATCTATTTGATATCCGATATCGCCGATACTGCTTGTGGCTTCGATACCTGACAAGGCAGAATCAACCTCTGCGCCTGCTGTCCCAACTGAGCAAGTTCCCGCAACGCCCGATAGCGCCACGCTAGAACTCGCCTGGTCTGTTATTGCTCCAACTGACCCTGTGCCTTCAACACCCGTGATAGATACGCTGGTTAATGCTGGCGAACTTGCATCAAGATAAATACCAGCAAGACTAAATTCCGCAACGCGGCTGTCATTAGCGAATAATGTCCCGCTTGACCCAGCTACGAAATATTGGCGAGACATAGATTAACTCAAGGTAATCAACGGGTCCACATAGAACGTCGAGGAAGCCTTAGCCGCCTTGACGTAAGCATAAACAACACCTACCTGCCCAGGTTGTGGTGATGATGCTGTGGCAGTCAAGGTAAACCGGCAACCTGCTCTAAACACTGCGCCACTATCTGTAACGCTGCCGCCGTCGATTGCAGTAGCGTATACGCCTGGTTCAGAACCTGCTGAAGTGCCCGCCGTGGTGCAAAAGAACACGCGGCCAGGATTACTAGCCACCTTCACCATGTCGCCCAAGCTGTAGGCACTAATGTTCGCACGGGCTGTTATCTTGCTGTCCCACGCTGCGGTGCTGGCTGTCAACGCTGCATTAGCAGTAAGGATGGTAGCGATAGTCCCTGAGGCGAACGAACCTAGAGGCGTGCTGGAGCTCCCTAGATATTCAAAGTCCACCCAGATATCATCGTTATTTGGCACTGCTGCCGCATTCCAGATACCTTGTATGGTGCAAACACGATTGGTCGATATTGTGTCATTCCAAACAGCAATAGGCATAGCTCCGAATGGACTAGCCCATTTTGAATTCGCAGTGGTTGTTATAGCCCACGATATTGGTGTGGTGTTGTCAGAGGCTCCGCCCGTATTCACCAGCGAAATGTTCACCTTCTGATTACCGCAATAATTGTACCTCTCGTTACGGTAATTCGTAGCGCCCGAGTCGCAACGGGACAAGGTGATATCACCTCTTGGCAGGCTTACGAAACTATAGGTGATCGAAGCACTGGCGTTCAACTTGCAATCTTTAAGTATTATTTTGGAAGTGTTCTGCGCACCATTCAATAACTGAGAGGGGGCAGCGGATAAATCAACTCCTTCGATGTTAATTAAATGTCCGCCGTTAGAAATAAGCAAAGAGGACGGCGCACTACCTAGTAAAGCTGAAGCAGTATTGTTCCAATAAAAATCGCCACCTGCCACGTATATCGCGTCACCGGTGGACGCAAAGGACATAGTGGTGTTATTTAAATCGACCCTGCCTGATTTTCCGTCTTGAGGACCTATATTAACACTGCCTCCTGTAGTGCCGCCTTTTTGAACCGAGCAGCTATCGAGACGCCATCCGCATCCGTTTGTACTTCCGACGGATCCTACTGAACAACTATTATTGACTGCGCCAGACCCACCTTTGAACGTAATGCCGTACACATAGGCATAGCCGCCCGCTAGAACGCAATCGAACGCGCCAGTGGTCGTAACGGTAGCAGTCGTTCTCATGTCCGCTGCAACAGGCGGAACAGACCCTGTATGCAACGCACAAATAATATTGCACGGATTAGCAGCCGTGCCTGGGCTAGTGTGTGTTGTTGTTGCAGCCGCGGTTTCAGCATGGTCCTCAGAGACCCATAGCGAGTCACCAGCAGCGCTGGCAGTAAGGGCTGCACTCAACCTGGTATAAGCGTTGGTCCAATCTGCCCCTGTGCCAGCGCCACTAGCGCCTGACCTAACATAAACGTTAGCCATTTAGATTACGCGATCCGGATCAACGCGGTCGAGGAATTGTTGGTTGGCATCAGGATCGTCAGAGTGCCCGCCGAAACTGTTTGCGTACCGCCGAAGCCAGAGACATACACTGCCCGAGTGCCGTTCGTAAAGTTATACATGATGCAACCGGATGTTGAGAACGTCGCCGAGGTCCAGCTTGGATTGACGTTCGGTGTGGTGAACGCAGTGGTTCCCGAAATCTGCGGCGTGATGTTGTTTGCCACCGCGATATCGTAACCGCCTTGCGTATAGCCAGATCCCGTAGCCAATTCGTCCGTGCCCATGTTCGAGACAGTAGGAGTGCCTACGCCCGTACCATAGTTCGTTGTCGAGGCATTGTAAGTGCCAGTCGGCGATGCGATGCCCAGAACAACTCGGAAGTCATTGCCGCTCGTAATCGTGAAATTATGCAAAGCTTGCAGGATTTCCTGCTTGAAGCTTGTTGGCATGAATGCTGTGGAGAAGCCGGCCATGGTTAATTGCTCCCTTCGTTACCAGGATGAAACGCTGCCTTGAACGCCTGTGCTTGCGGCGCGTTAGGATTGCGATCGGCGTGCCAGCTGCGTTCAATCAGCATACTGGTATGGAAATGACTTTCCAGCAGATTGCGAAGATGCTCGCGGGTTTCGTCTTTGGCGAAATCGTCAGCCCATGCTGTATTGGCGGCAGCATTGATAATCTCGGTAACCACATCGTCCACAGCTACATGGTCGCTGCAATCGAGGTTATGACCCAGGCGGTCATGCCCGGTTTGTGCGATAGATGCGCGCTCACCGTGTTTGACGGTGCGATGGTGCCCTTCCAGGATATCGATGATCGCCGCTTGCAGCTTGACCGCTGCGCCGCGCTTTTCGCCAGCTACATGGTCTGCAATTTCCACGATCAGTTCGGCAGTCTTTTCTGCCCAAAAAGCAGACTTATGCGGCCCACCATTCGTAATCATAATATTGTTCACATTAACTCCATATAAGGTTAAAACGTTTTAAAACAGTGGCGGTTACTTCCCCGCTGGCCGCGTATCCAACCCTGCTGCTGCCAAGACTTCTGCTAGGTCATCAACATGGATGCAGTCACACATGCAAGCATAGTCATTTGCCGGTTGGACCACAGCAATGTTGCCATTGCAGTAATCATTACCCGGAGTTGCACTATGCAGCACGCCATAGGCAACGACTTTGCCGCCTTCCAGCCTCACCATCTTGTCACCATTCTTTGCTTCTCGTCCGTTGCGGTAGTGCATGTGGATCTCCTATTTTCAAACAAACATTGAAGTATTGATGGCATTAGCAATCGCTTGATGCCCGTTCCGATTCGGATGAACTCCATCATCCGTAAAGGATGCTGTACCCGGCGAGATAGTCCCGCTAATGACTTGCCACTTGCCGCTAAGGTATGAACTTTCGCAGGCGCGCTCAATATCAAACACTGCGAACGCTGGCCCGAGCGTACTGCCAACCGATAGACCATTCCGACGTTGCGCATTAACCACTAGCCGTACAGCCTCGGACGCTAGGACAGTTTGGTTAGCTACAGTCACATAGGAATCGGTAGACGTTACGCGAGGCGTAAGGGTACAAACTGCAACAGGCTTGCCTGTATAGTACCCAATGATAGTCAACGTATCCGCTAGGATCTGCGCAGCGGTTCTACTGTTGACTACATCATTTGACCCGTATTCGATAACGACATTGGAGGCATAAGCGATAAGGGCATTCCGCTTTGTGTGAGATGCCACAAAATTCTGCAACGTGTCGGTGTACACGGCAACATTAAGGCAAGCATACTTACCGCCAAATGCCCTGCACAAATAGCCTTGACGGCTGGACGAGTCAGCTATATCACCTGTGCCTACTGCAATGCTGTCGCCTACAATGGCGATAGAGGCACGCGAGGTTTGCGCAATGATCGCGGCAGGCGCAACGATGCCGCCAGCTTGCGGCGTACATACCGAACCATTGCCGCCCATTGTGTAATCAGGGCAGCCAACAGCAGTGGTCCCAACCGATAGTTGCGCAGTGCCGTCGCCATCATATTGGTTGTTCCATAACATGTGGCCTGTGGCGTACTGATAGAGGCGCGTCCAGAACTTTGCACCTCGTGGGATTGACACTGAAACGGCATCTGATATCAGGTTGGATCCAGCCAAGACTGTGCCTGTTGTATTTCCACTGAACAGCACTTGTGTGAATACACCAACAGGGTATTCAATGGATGCAGTCCAACTTGCGCTGCTTGCCCCATTCGTTTCAACCATTGATGCATTTACGTACCAGTTTGGCAGTACGATCTGCAATGACACAATATCGTCCCGCGCATAATGCGGGCAGCGACTATAGCTGTATGTGTTGCTAGCATGAAGCTGGTTTGGCACAAACGTACCAGTGGCCACCTGACCAAGGTACGTTGGCGCAGCCTTCTTCAACCCTAGTATGCTCGCCTTAATTGCAAAACTTGCCAAGCCTATCATTGTTTCACCCACGCGCTAACGCTTGTCACGGTTGATCCTGTATAGGTCAACGTTTGTTTGTAATAAAACCCAAGCGCATCCGGCCCGGCAGTAATAGTATCGACTGCACCAGCAGGACCACCGTATGTTAGGGTTTGATGAAACATGTCGGGGTTCATAACGTCAAAGAAATTCATTTCAGTCCTCGCTACATTACCTGCCTGCCCTTGCCAATGCTTGCTTGCTGATTCGCATTGGCGACCTTGTTACCACACTGAACTGCATCATGACTGCATCCGCCAAGTTCGGCGATTTGACACCCTCGGGCGCTTTATCAATCAGCACCTTGCCCACACCGTTCGTTGACCAAGTTGGCTGGGATAACTCTGCCACCAGCTTCAATAGATCGTTACCGCACGAGGACGAGATAGAAATCAACTCGTCAGGATCGTATATGAGCCCTTCCGTAACAGCGCGGAAGGTCTTTTGGAAACGAGTTCTAAGGGCCCACCACGCTTGTGCCTTGCAGTTCGCAAAGTAGTCCTCATTCTTGCGCCCCTTGATATCCTCGCCCTCTGGATTAAAAACCCCCGCCGAGCCTCTAAAAGCCTCAACTTCAATCTGAGTGGATTGATTCGTAGCTCGATTCTCATTGATGATCCTTGCGTCCCCTCGGACACCTGCACCAAGTCCATCCGAATCAAACTTGAATTGGCTATACCCTTTAAGGTCGCAAACATTGAACGCTTTCTGTGTGGTTGCAAAAATGTCGCTGTTCTTGCCTGTCCACTCCTCGATATGCTCGATTACGATCCCGTGAGCGCCGCAGAAGGCGTTTTTATCCTTGCCCTCGTCCGCAACGTCCAGCGACCCTGAGCGAAGCCCTGTAGGCTTTAATTCCAGCTTTAGATGCGCGTCTATCGAAGCCCTGACCCAAGCGTTAGGAATCACTACACCTTCAACTGAGGCATTGTAATCCCTGTTCACTTCCTGGTTTAGCGTGATGGGATCTAACTCTAATTCTTGCTTGGCATACCAAGCATCATCCTTGCGCGGATCATCGCGCCAATCAAAAATGAATACGTCAATCTTGCCGCCGTGTCGTTTCTGGGCAAAGACGTTCGCCATCCCTGCGACTGACGATAGATCAATGCGGCAGTTCGTAGTCTGGGACAGCGATGCCTCTACCAACTGAGCGCGTTCAATGTGTGCCGCCTCGTCAACGAAGTAGATACCTGTTCTATCGCCGCGCCCTATATTGTCGCCTGCCTCGCCGCTGATATTTGATCCGCTGTCTGGGAAGTTCAACCTTAGATGCGGCGCGTCCTTGTTGATATCCCATGACCCTCTGAATTCCTCTGGCAGGTTCTGAACAAACACCCGAGCCTTATAGAACAAGGATTTTGGTGCGCCAATCTTATCAACGTACTCTTCCTTGCGCGACCCGAACCCAATCGCCATCCCGGGATAGAACAGGCAGAGAGTGCAAGCTGTAGCTACAGTCAACCACGATATGCCCATGTCGCGAGACTTTTCTATCAACCCTGGCTTACGGCCTTTCCAGTGAGCCACGATCCAATCAACCAGTTCTATCTGTTTTGGAAACAGAATAAACGGGATGACACTAGGTAAGCCTAGTTCCACATTACGGGGATCGACGGTCATTCCCCAGTCTGAGATAAACTGGGCTGGATGTTCCTTATAGAAAGCTTTTAGCTTTCGCACATCCGCTGGATGTTTTCTAAGGTAGGCTAGTCTTTCGATTCGCCTTGTAAAGATGGCAGTGTAATCAGGGTTCTTGTAATCAATGTCCATCTGCCTTTTTAAAGCTGTTCATCATGCTTTTAAGGTCGTCTAGAATCTCTTTGCAATCCTTGTCAGTCACGGTGGACTTATCAGGTTGCCCTTGCTTTGCCACGATCGCACCTTTCGCGCCAACCATGCGCCGATACTGTTTAGTACCTGGCGCATAGAACACGCGATCACCCGAAGGTTTAGCGATTGGCGCATAGAACACGCGATCACCCGAAGGTTTAGCGATTGGCGGAAAGATGATAGCCATGATTAAGGCCGGAACGTTGCGTATGCACCACAGCCGAAGTTGGCAGAGAATACAGCGCCTTCAAACGTCGTGGCAATAGAGCCGTTGGCAGTGATGACAAAATCCTTCGTTTTGTCCTCGGCGACAAGCGCCACGAACGACTCAATACCTGCTTTAGCTTGTTTAACATCGATTGCATGGATCGGCTGTTGAACGGCAACTTCATCCAGCTTAGCTTCAGCTTGCTTCAATGCTTCGGCTTTCGTAGCTGCGCGGACAGTAAAAGAATAGGACATTTTATTCTCCCGGTGGTTAAATAATGGGTGTTACTGGGACTTGGTCTATCTCGTTGCATAGAGTGCATACAGGGCACTTTACGACAACTCTATCGGTATCTCTATTGATAGCGCTGTCTTTAGGTAAAAGCGCCTGCGCTTCGCACCTATGAAACTGGAATTCAGTTTTGCATAAATTACATATGCATTGATAAACCGGGCCTGGCGCGGTCCCCTTAGAAATGATTTTCACTTGCCGCCGATCATTTTTTGGTAGGCTATCGATGCCTCTATTGGATCAACAGGCATAGCTTGGTTTGCGCGTTCTTCTTTTTCTCGCTCGTCATCAAACGCCGCGGTAGCCATTTCTTTGTTGGCGGCTAACAAGTTCAGGCCGATCTTAGCGGCATCGTTGGCCACACTCGTTAGCATGTTGATTGACTTCAGAATCGGCACGTTCGTTTCGCCAGTAGTGTCTGTGTCGTCAAGGAACTCGGTTTGCGCATGTGCCATCGCTGAGATTCGATGCGCTGTGGCAGCACCTTTGACACCAGCGCCGGCTAAATGTCTTGAAATTGCGCGCAGGTCGTTGGCCAGCGAAATTGTGATTAACTGTTGCGCAACAGGCAAATCATATAAAGCCTCCTCAGCGCTAACTATTTGTTTTGCAACGCTTTTTACCGTGTTTAACTGTTGCGAAAAGCGCCTTGTGATTGCCGCACGATCAATCTTAAATTCCCTTGCGAGGTCTGCCGGTAACTCACCCGCCAACAATCGTTTTTGTATCTGGTCCCATTGAGCGTCTGTTAGTTTTGATTTTCGACCCATGACGATACCTTAGAAATAAAAAAGCTGGTCTGCAACTTCTCAAGGATTGCAAACCAGCCAACCTATGATTACGCCCATAGGCGCTAGGTTTAATCGGTGTATAAGTATTTGTGGTTGGTGGGTAAAAGATCCCACCCGAGTTGCCGACGAATATCGGCTGGTGATGGCGGAGGCTTATGCTCCTGCACTTGTTGAGCGAGCCATTTACGGACAGACTCTTTAGTCGGTGTACCTTGCTTGGTGTTCATAGAGAACCTCACATGATAACAACTCCTCCAAAATTACTGTAAATTGGCTGACACTGATTAAGCCTACACAAATCATAGTAATTTTGGTGCAATGTGTAAACTTTTTTATTGTAAACCGCCAAGTTGACACTTTACGTTAGCGCGATATCCATGGCCTGATCGATCATTTCAACCGTAATCTTGTCCGCTTTATTGTTCAGTGCCTCGAGCGCGTCCCCCGCCTTGGCGATACTTTCTGGCATTGCGCCTTCTTCGTCGTTCAATACCGCAAGCAGGATTGCCCGAACAGTATCGTACCGACGCGCATCGCGTGCCAAGTTCACCATGTCCATTTCTCGAACAGACACCTCTGCTGGATTTCCGACAGTATCGCCAACTGTGTCGCCAGCAACCTGCGCTGCATCGTTCGCAGCTACCGATGGTTTGCTTTCTACCTTCGACGGATCGTAATCCATCAAGAATTGCGCCAGGTCTTGATGAAATTGACTTGCGTTATCTTGCAAATGATTTGCCAGACCCATGATGTTGATGCAGTTGAGAATGGGCATGGGTACTTGTTCTTTCGGGACCACGTGATTGATGCGCAGCCGAGGACCCGCGAGCGCATCGCTATCGTCCTCGTGGATGGTGATACTGCAAAGATTTGCCGCAAAAGCTTCCTTGGCGAATTCTTCAGACAATTCCAATAGCTTACTCATTTGTTTCTCCTTGGTTAATTAAAAACCCCGCACATCGATAAAAAAACCACACCTATTATTGCCAAACCTCCTATCACTACGTAAATAAACGTATTCGCCCATGCTAGTCTCTGGGCACGTTCAATTTCAAACTTAACCAGATGTTCGTGGTACTCTTTGATAAGATTGTGCTTCATGGTTTAGGGTTCCTTGTCTTTACTTTCACATACCAATTGACAAAATGACTTGGACCCATGATTTGGGACAATCTTGTAATTCGTTTGGCATGAGTCATTCTTAATATAGCACCCAATAAGACCAAGTCGTCAAATTCCTCTCTGCCAATTCTCCTAGGTTTTTCTTCGTCGCACATAGCTACCAGCCTCCTTATCAGTCAACCATGAATTTATCGTCAAGCTTTATACCCGCTTGTTGACTTTGATTTGCCTCGTGGACCCGCTGCAAGAACTTGGCCCGCATGTAAGCAGCTTTCCTAAACCGCTTGACGTTCTTGTAGAATGTCTGCCGGCTGACATTCGTTATTCCCGCATACCGTTTGATATTCTTTATTCGGTATTTGTAGAATGCCAAAAACGCAGCTTTGTCCTTAGTGTCTTCCATCCCGAGTATCGCCATGTTCAAGAAAGACAGTTCTGCCGACAGCGCAGCGTCAGGTATGGCCACATTCTTCGATGGTTGCAATCTCGCGAGAACGCCTTCCAGCTTTGTACTCATGGTGTATAATCTGCGACTCATAAGCCAGTTGCGCCATTCAACGCATAGGAGGTGAATCGCTTGATCGTCGCGATCCATCCTCGAAGCTGACTGCGGGACTGCTTCCGATCCCGATTCCAACCCCGATCCCGACTCCGATGCCTTATTCATTTTTCGGCAAACCTTCGTCAGTCTGATTACCCAAGAATAGACTTTGCGTGGTCGATAGCATGTAACCCAGTTTCTGCTTTGCCTCCAGAAAACTTTTAGCCTCGACCTGTTCGAGAACTTTGCAATCCCGCATCTTGGTATGATGAATTATTTCCCGTTGTTCTTCCATACTGAACATCAAATAGTAAATCATGTTGCCTCCTTAGAAATACGAAATGCCAGAATGCAGAAAAACGAATAGCTGTTCGGGATCGTCAGTCGCTAACAGATCGTACATATAGGCGATGTTAGCCCAGTCCGATCGAGTGCATTCGTCCAGCCATACTGTTTTGAACTTGTTATTCTTGAACGCTTCGATATCGCGTATGGTAGCTATTTTCGTCCTAGTCGTAACCTCCGGGTAAAGAAGCCCAGCGTTTTCTCTATCTTCGCCCTTGTGATAAACAATCAAATCCTCGTTACTAGCATGGACTTTAATGAACGTAGTTTTGCCTACTTGTCGTGGCAAACCCAAGTTCAACGTTTTGAATTCCTTAGCAACGCCCGCTAGATTAAGGTTTAGCAAATGCGGTTTAAGCTTTTCCATTCTTAAAACGTTCTCTTTCCTGAACGCTTCTATCATGTAAATCGCAGCCCTAGTCCACCAGCTGAATTTGTTTAGTTCTTCCATACATTCGCTCACAATTTTATCCTCTCTTTCTTTAACGTTTCCTCAATGATGGCCAATTCCTCATGCCACACTTTGGGCACCTTTTTATCAGCCGCCTCGTACAGCCGAATAGCATTTGCAATGGATTTGCGACGTAGTGACACCCATTGCCTAGTTGTCAATAAGATCGAGGTTTGTCTACGTGGCATTATGCCTCCGTCATGCTGAGTTTGCGCCGCACGTGCTCGCGAAACCAAATCAAAAAGTCTTCCCACGAAATTTCACACCGCATACCCATATAGCCTGGATCGTCGCGCTGTCCCGTACACACTTCAACGTAACCCATGAGGATGCATCGCCATGCTTTGTGTGATTGTCTGAACAGGAGAACAGGTACCTCACATTCTCTTTGCGCTGAGGCGATGCACTGAGCCCACCAGCTTCCGATGCTTAAAGCTTCCTGCCGCTTAATTTCAATCGACAAACCAAACACGCCGACCAAATCAGCACCCCCGCTAGCGCTCTGGTTTTGGTTCCTCTGGGCTATATCGAAACGCTTGGGATCTAAGCCTGCTTTCTCTGACTCTTGCCAAATAATCAGATTCAAAGCTTTGGCAACCTCGCGCTCCGCACCCGCCCCCTTGGTCCTGATGTTAATGCCCATATGCTATCGGCTCCCCTTGCCGATCAGCTTTGATCTGTTTTTTGGGTTAGGCTTGAATGCGGGATCGGTAGCCACATCTTTGCCTCTGCCCGCGCTAGTTGCCTTCGCGCCCGTCTTGCTATCGTTGAACGACTTGACGCGACCTTTGGCGCGGGTCCCATGCAACGGCTTTACCCAGCTACTGCGAAATGCTCCCCCTGCAGGAGTCGGCCCTTTCTTGCCATCCAGATGCATCAATGTGAATTCTCTGGCAATGATCTTTCTTTTTTCCGACTTGCTTTGACGAGTCATGACAATCTCTCCATTCGATCTAGGGTTATCGAGCCGATGCTCAGGCGCAATAATACTTCGATTCAACAGAATGTCAACGCTTTGATTTACATTCGTCTATTGGTTATTTCTATGACATGACAATTCTATCGATTGGCGCCTTTAAACGCGTTTTGAGCGCTTTTACCCTCGTCAAGGTACCCTCGCAAGGGTCGCATCCATTGCGCAGCGTCTAGCTACCGCCAAACCGCCTCAGCGCCGATTCTGACTACCCGCGCACCTTGACGATTCAAGCGACTGTCAACGCAGCGATGCGCCCGCTATGCATCGATGCGTAAATGTTGTCAGACTATAAATTAGTGGAAATACGTCTCGTTAGTGGATCGTTTTTCCAAAATCCACTAATTTGGATTTTTAGGTTTGGTTCCCTATCTACATAGGAGAGAGAAGTATCTCTTATATATAAATATATAAGTATATTTATTATTATTAGTTACTTTAGTTGATTAGTTTGTGGACTCCGGACTTTTCTCTTACGTGAAGCGAAATATTAGCTTTTTGCGGCCGGTCTGAAGCCCCCATCCACTAATCCACTAATTCCACTAAAACTGCGGTGTTTTCTTCTAAATTTAGTTTTTGAAAATTCCGAATTACCAGCAGAGCCACCACTAAATCCAAATTAGTGGAAACGGTCTTTTTAGCTCGCTAACGAGGATGCCTAAACCTAAAAACTCCACTACGAATCTTTAGGTTATTTTAAAAATTACTAATTATATATAGCTGCTTTCAAATAACTTACATTTAAAGTAGTTGGCAAAATAAACAAATTGACACAGTTAGTCAAAATACGTATATTTTTGTATTTTGGAGGTAACAATGGATAAGACAAATTATAGTTTTGTAGAAGTTATGGGAGAAGTGCTAAAGTTAGCAAGGGCTATTCAGGTACGCAATATTTCATATGAGGATGTTATATCTATGATCGAAAACAACCCAGATTTTTCGATTGTTGGCGAGGTAAAAAATGATAGCGCCCGTGCAGTCGATTTAATGCGCACAGAACGCATAAAAGCCACTGAAGCAGCAAAACGTATAGGTATCACCGCCGCAGCTATTTATGCCTGCAAAGAATATGCCCAAATGAAACTAGAAAAAAAACAGGCAATCGAAGAATATATAAACCGGCGCGCACTAGGGTTGGAACCTGATAACACTGGTCTTTCGGACCAGCAAATCGAATCACAATATACAATGACGTTAAAAGCTAATGGCGCCACGCTGGCAGAATTTTTAGCAGAAGGTTGGACTGAACTTCAGCTGTTGCAATCGGGGTACATGGTTAAAGTTTTTAACTTCGATTAAGCTTACCAAATTGGCGTAAAAACACCCTTTTGCATTACCCTGTGCCTTCTATAGAATGCAGATTGCAGTACATTAACCCCATTCACTATCAAGGAGATTTAAAATGTCCGAAACAAAAATCAAGGTCACGTTCGAGGAAGCCAAGGCATACTGTTTGTCCAGGGAAGCTGAGGACGAAGCAAAGGGTGGTCATGCTGAATATATGGTCATCTATGCTCCTGACGGCACCCAGCATTTTCGGTCCAATGCTGCTGGCGCAACTGCTCCAATGGTGCTTGACGACATCCTCGAGCCAGGCGATACGCTTGTCCACAATCACCCGAAGCCTTGCTACAGCTTGACGGAGGAAGACTGTTTCCTGGCAAATGCAGCAGGCTGCATCGTGACCGCTGTTTGCAGTGATGGGGGTATCTACTCCGTCGATTTTACCAAGAAGCGCTATCCCGAACCGATAATTAAAAGGGCGTATCCTATTGCTGGCTTGCAATGCTGCGCAGCGCTAGAACATGCAGCAAGGGCAGGCCTACCTGAAGCCGACGTTGACCAATTGCATGAATTTCTGATATTGGAGCATCTTTGCTCCGCCGGGTTCGCTGAGTTCAAATACACTTTGGGCGCCAATATGAACGCTGCGCTTATGCGTATGGATGCACTGTGCGGCGGTGTGATACGTCAAACCCTTACCGACAATGCTCCAAAAGATAAATTTTCCCAGGGTTGATCTGGTATTTTCGCTTCTTTTCAATAAATGCCGTATTCAGCGCTTGACAAGCGTTTGAATATGGCATTATTCTATAGTCTCAGTATAAGACAAGTTGATAAGGAGAACATCATGAACACGATTGAAAAGAACATTAAAGCTGCGCAGGAGCATGGCGAATCCGCCATGTTGATTATCGGACGCAACGAACAGCCAGATTGGCATGCCGTGCAGTCCGCTATTGCTCAAATGACCCAGGCTACCGCTGCTTTGAATCGCGCACTTGGTGCCATCGAACAAAAATCCGAGTAAGCCATGACTACTTCACGCCAAATACTCATTGAAAAGACAGTACCGGGCTCCCGCGTCGGCGCCATAATGTCCTACGTCTTTGAAGTCGTAGGCGATCTTGACCAGCCCGGTGCCTTGAAAATAATATCCATTAACAATCGCCGCCATGTCTCGCTGCAAATGGTGCCAGACACTATTTATCGTCAAGCTATCGAGAAGGCGAAGGCGTCATGACAGATAGTGAAAACGAACATTTAGGAGAACATCATGCCAATCCTTCCTATTTGGACCAGCGCCAAGTCAATCGGATTTGACGCAAGATACACGTTCAACGATCCGAAATCCTCGTGCCCATTTGAGCAGCAAGATTGGCGAAAATATTGGTTGGCGGGTTGGCTCGAGGCTGACGCTATACTGCTTGTAAGATCGAAGAAATAACCCAAGGAGAACTAAAATGTTTATCGCCGCCGCCATTACCGCCTACAGCGTGTTTGTCTTTGTCGCCTGGAAGATCGTCCGTATTAACAAAGGCGAGGAACAATGAGCCACCCGGCTTACGCGTTCAATCTGTCCTCATGGGATTTTCACATGTGGGACTTGTACACGGCGCACGTTAATTCCACTGCGGAGTTTGTCGAAGCTTGGGCGAACTTCCAGGGGATTTACGACGATGCAGATATGGCAAAAAGTGTAATCGATGAAAAGGGAATTGACGCGTGTTATATTGAAGATTCATGCACTAAAACTATTTACGCATTTTCAAAATAAACACCACATTACCGCTTGACACTGAAAAGAATTTGGTGTTATCGTTATGTCTCAATGCAATTACGTATTGACAACACCCAAGGAGCTCCAAATGGAAGACAAGATTTTAGCCCGGGTCCGCAAGATGATGGCGCTGGCCACCGATCCCGCTGCAACTGAGCAAGAACGCGATACTGCGCTACAAATGTCTTACCGCTTGCTTGCCAAACACAATCTCGCCATGATCGATGTTGAAAATCTTGGCAAAGAAGCGCAGGAAGCGCGTGAGCGCGTTACTTCGATTTTCGAGGGTATGATTTGGTCCCGTCATGTCGCCAACATCATTTCCGAAATGTTTTTCTGCAAGTATTACTCAGGCGGCACAGCGAACAGCTGGAAACGGCATCACTATTTTGTCGGAAAGCAATCGAACGCCACCAGCGCAATGATGATGTCTGAATACATCGTTAAATCGATCATCAAAGAATGCCGCAAGCTGTACAAAGACGACTCATGCCCACAATCGCGTAGCTTCGCACTGGGCGCTGTTGATCGTCTCCGCGTCCGTGTTCGGGAAATCATTGCTTCGCAAAAGCAAGAACACCAAGCAACACCAGGAACGTCGCTTGTCCTTGCTAACTTTTACGACAGCGAAAAACTCGCTAACATGAAGTTCCTGGAAGGACTCGGCGTGGCGCTGTCAAAAGGCAGAGCAGGCAAAGGGACGGGCGACAATGCAGCGTATCGCAGCGGTCAGGCTTACGGTAACAATATCGGGCTGAGCCCGCAAATCAAAGGCAGCGGGACTAACTACCCACGCCTCTCTAATCCATAGGCGTTTTTTGTTGGCTTTGTAATCGATTCCACTTGACTCCCAATTCCATATGGTGTTACCGTATGTTCTCGGGTGCGATTACGCGCCCATTACAAAGGAGCAACAAAATGTCAAACGTCAAATCCTGGTCCCCATACCAGTCAACGATTTTCGACTTCGCCGAAAACGGAACTGGAAACGCTGTTGTCAACGCAGTAGCGGGATCTGGTAAGTCCACCACGATTGTCGAAGCAATGAACCGGGTCAGCGGATCCGCGATCTTTCTTGCTTTCAACAAGTCGATTGCCGAAGAACTGAAAAAGCGCAACGTCAACGCAAAGACGTTCCACAGTCTTTGCTACAGCCCCGTAATGCGCTACAAAGCCACAAACAACGTCGAAATGAACAAACTCCGTACGTTGACCAAGCGCAACATGACGAAAGATGACGATTTTGTGTATGGCAATTTTTGCGCACGCCTCGTCAGCCTTGCTCGCCAAAACGGCGTCGGCTGTATCGTCGCTAATACTGAGAACGTCTGGAATGAAATTATTGCCCATCATGACCTCGAACTTGATAACGACAATGCGAGCGAGTCCCGCGCCGTCGAACTGTCTCGGCAACTCCTCGAGTGGTCAAACGAGTCTACAATGGTTGACTTCGATGATATGCTCTATTTCAGTGTGAAATTCGGTATCAGTCTTCCGAAGTTTGATTTTATTTTTGTCGACGAAGCCCAAGACACAAACGCGATTCAACGCGCCATCCTCCGCAAGATTATGCATCCACATACGCGCATCATCGCTGTCGGCGATCCTGCACAAGCGATTTATGGTTTCCGCGGCGCCGATTCTGACTCGCTGGGATTGATAGCTTACGAGTTCAACTGCATCCAGTTACCGCTGACTGTATCCTACCGCTGCGCCACTTCTATCGTCGCGATGGCACATCACTACGTCGAACACATCGAAGCCGCCCCTGGCGCCCCTGAGGGTCAAGTAGTCGATATGAAAAACAAGTGGAATTTGAAAGTCTTCAATCCGGAGGACCTCGTTGTTTGTCGCACCACACGGCCTCTTGTTGAACTTGCATACCGTTGCTTGAAAGCACGGGTCCCTGTTCGCATCATGGGCAAAGAAATTGGTCAAGGTTTAAAGTCGCTAATTGGCAAAATGAAAGCGTCAGACCTCGATGAACTGACACTGAAGATTGAGGATTGGGCTTGCCGCGAGGTTGATAAGGCGATTGCCAAACAGCTTGACGGCAAAGCAGCCGCGATCCAGGACAAGTGCGATGCTATCTTGTGCCTCGTCAACAGCATGGATGAAAAATCCCGCACCATAGCTGACTTGTACAAGGTCATTGATTCGTTGTTCAACAATGTTACACAATGCCTCACGCTTGCAACGATCCACAAAGCAAAGGGCCTCGAAGCTGATACAGTGTTCTGGCTTAATGCAAGTCAGTGCCCGTCCAAATGGGCCAAGCAAGCTTGGCAGAAACAACAAGAATTGAACTTGTGCTATGTTGCAGTAACACGCGCAAAAACTAAATTGGTTCTTATCGAAGATCGCGCACCGAAAGGAAAATGAACGCACTAGCAGGACGCTATTCCGAAGAACGTTATGCTTATCGATACGTCGATGGAATGGTGTCCGCTGGTGTCGATGAATGGGACAACCCTTTAGGGCCCGGGACCGTCGAAGTCTATCTATACAAATACCGGATACTGAGTGAAACACCGAAAGGGTTCTGGATTGAATATCCGAACTTCAAAGGCAAGCGCTTCGTTTTAAACGAGGCAAGAAAGAAGTACGCACACTTGACCATAGAAGCTGCCAAGATATCTTTTAAAGCGCGTAAAGAGGCGCAAATCCGCATCTATGGAGATAGAATCAATCAGGCTAAGATAGCCATTAAGGTTATCGACGGTCGCAGATATGAAATTTAAATTGGATACGATATGACTAAAAGCGAAACCGAGGCATTGTCGTAAAGTTATTACATTGTCAGGGATATCGTTATAGCGCAAATTTTCACCATTCAGAATGCCAATATTAAAATCAAGAAACTTGAAGCTGAAATAAAATGCCTTAATGACAACGCAGTGAAACCGAAAGGAAATTGAAATGATTAGCTACGACAAAACAGTAACGCCCGGAACCGTAGTCAAGCTGCGGCATAGTATCATGAGCGGTGGCTATCGTCCCGCTGGCACCCCTGTAACAATCGTGGAGCAGTTTTCCGACGATCTGTTCAGAACCAGGTTCGAGGATGGCAAAGTAGTGCTAATGGTGCGCCCTCAGTTGATTTTCCCGGATCAGGAGAAAGCTGATATAGTGAAAGCTGCTATCGACTTTTACGCAGAGGACCCTTTCACAAAATGACTACCACCACACAAACCTATGATCCAGCCGTGTACAAGCTGGTGTTAATTGGCGCAGAATTTCAGACACCCGCCGACCCTCCGGGAGTGGTGACGCGCTCGGGCAAGCCTTACGGATTCGCCGTTGAAGCAAATGATGGGCATATCACTTTTTTCAAAGA